GTAAAAAATAATAGTAAAATAAAAAGTCCATATAATAATTTTATATGGACTTAAAAATTTATTTAATTTGTGAGTTGATGAATTTCAAATACTTAATCATAATCTTAGTTTGATATTCCAGCTCTTCTTTTTCTTCTTTGAAACCTGTGTTATTTGATTTAATGGATATTGCAATAAGATCATTCAACATATCCTTTGCAATTCCAATCATAATTTTTATATCTGTTCGTTCGTTTTCGGAATCTAGTAAGATAATACTTTCGGTAATCAACTGAAAAAGAAAAGTTAATTCACCAAGTGAGCGAATTGATTTAACATCAACTTTCTCAATTTTTGAAATCTTTTTCTTGAGCATTGTTTAACCTACTTTGTTAAGAATCATATTTATTAGAATTTCATTATATCAAACAAGTGGTCAACTGTCAACAAATTCAACTTCAAATATGAGAGAATAATTGTAACAATTTATTTAAGGTTTAATTTCAATTGGTGTAGGCGCATATTCATCCAATGAAACATCTTCTTTATATTCAATTGGTTCTCCATCAACAACTTCAACCATTGCTAAAATCGTTGATGCAACCAATACACCTTCATCTCGTGTAAATCGTTTTGTTTTAAACGCTCTCATCATTAAGGGCGCAATGGAATAAGCCATTTTGCCAGTATCATCATGATATTTTCGCCTAATCTCTGAGTGCTTGTCTGCCACTTCATGCAAAGCATTAGTCATTTTCATAACTATTTCCTTTATATTTGTACTTCTCTAGGAACAATCGGTTTTGGCTCTTCAATTGATAAAATTTGAGTTTCATCCTTTTGTTCCTCAATTTGTGGAGGAGGGAAAGGCATCATACTTGGACGCTCAGTAATCTCCTTAACCTGTTCCGCACTTAGGAATTTTGTGACAAATTGTCTTGCAAAATCCCCATATTCACTTGTATAATAGTGCATTCTCATCATATCTTGTTGTCCAATTGTTTGTGGACTCATAGGAATAAATGCAGAGTTAAATCCAAGCGTGAAAACAGAAACAGGTTTTTCGAGTGTTCCCATAGTTGGAGGAATAATACCAAGAATCCAACAGCAGTAAACATTATTAGTCACCTTATCACACCCTGCATTAATCCATTGCATTCGTTGATATGGAAACACAGTAGATGGATCGGTTGCATCTTTCTTCAGGTGCCACTCGACCCCATTAACCATAATTGTTTGTTTTGCTTTTTGACCGTTAATTTGTGTTACTGCCATAATAAAATATACCTTTTCTTAAAATAAATGGGTGAGAGATATCTAAAGAAACATATGATTTAATTTCCTTACTCTCTCTCACCCATTATGCTATGTTACTTCACATTAAGCGGCAGGAGCTGTGCTTTTTACAATGTGAGGCAAAATTGTGTTGATGATGTCTCTTGTTTGTGAAGCATTTGAAGCGCATGTAAATGCCTGAGATTCAAGTGCCGCATTCTTAGCCTTAGCATCACAGAGTTTGGTTTGTAGTTCTGTAATGAGGTTATTCTGAATAAGCTGTCGTGTAGCCGCACCTTCAGCCTGTACAGCAGTCTTAATACCACAGCAACAATCTGCATTCTGACGTGCTAAGTCCTGAACTGCTAGACGAGATTCATAACCGTTATTTGTAATTGCAGTGTTTAGACCCGCGAAGCCCTGTGCTAGATAGTTATTCGTCATAGCATTGGTGCCATTTACCGTAGCATTAATACCTGCAAATCCCTGATTGATGCTATTCTGTAGTCGATAGGCATTCTGAGAATCATTGGCTGTCACGTCTGAGAAACCCTGACATAATGTGTTTTGTAGTTGACTTGTAGAGTTACCAACCGCCTGTTTTAGATCGCCCTGACCCTGTACAATGTTCATGCCAAGATTCGTGATGCCGTTCTGAATTTGGTTTAGATTATCCATTACTAGATTAGTACCGAATGCAGAGGCTCCAGCGGCTACTGCACCGTCGCCTACTACGCCGTTACCATAACCAAATCGATTACCCATTGCACCGTTACCGAACCATGACCCGAAGAATGCACCAAGAGCGGCGGCACCTGCGTCACCCCATCCGTCACCACCACCAAAAGCACCAGTTGGAATTAGATTCATTTCACCCATAATAATTTCCTTATAATATTTTTGAGAGTAACCTTTTCTAAAAGCGTCCCCAATAACGCTTTTTTCTTAACCCTCGCATAATATTTACGGAAAATATTATATTTAATAGTCAATTACCACTACAAGTGTTTCTTAGGTGTTAATAACTAGTTGATATGGATCAATCTTTCTGTTGTACCATTTAGGATATCCAATTGGATTACACAAAATGGTAGTTTGGTTGATTTGATATTCAGACGGAGAATGAATATGTCCGTGTACCCAATATTTGATTTTTGAATGATCGTAGATGAAATTGTCTAGATTACTACAATATGCTTCTGTTGTAGTATCTGTATACCATGGATCAGCACTTGAAAAAGACGGAGCGTGATGTGTAACAATTAGATATTGATTTACATTTGGTTCGGTCTCATGCTCGATTGTATCTGTAATATACTTTACAGTTTTTTGATATTCATCTACTGTATTTTGAACTGTTGCACGACGATTATTACACTTTATATAATTATAATCATTCATTCGATTGGCAATGTAATTATACAAAGGAGGAGCAATATTTGACCACATTGTAGCTCCAAGAATACGTAAATTATATTCAGGAATTACAACTGAAGAATTATTAAGCACTGTTACATTTGGATATCTTTCCTGAGTGAGTGATGCTTCAGTAAGTAACTCTCCGCCCCAATAATCATGATTTCCAAGCACAATAAAAATTTGATTATACTTGTCTGATAAAAATGAAAATAGGTTACTCACCTTTTCATTTTTATTGCTTAGAGCGGTAGCAATATCACCCGCAATAATTAAATTATCTGATTTTTGAGTAGGAATATATTCTTCAATTTCAAATCCATAGGAATCCCAATGATCTAGATGAATATCTGAATAAAGATCAAATTTAAGCATTCTTAGCCTCATCTAACACAATCATCAAAAACGAATCTAATGTTTCATTAATAAATTCTTTATTAAACATAACACAATAACATAGATCGTCAATAAACCCACTAGGACGTTCGCAAGTATTGCAATAATCCCTCATAGCATCAACAATGTCAAAATCATCATATTTTCCTTTGACATAATCCAAATAAAGATCGATGTTACCAGTTGAGAACACATCTTCGAAATATTCGCAATTCTTGATTTCAGACACAAATTCATCAAACGTCATAATAACACCTTAATCAAAAATGCTTACAGTTGAGCCACATGTTAAAGATATCATCATAGGAAAGATTGGTGATTTCAGATAAAATCTCAAACACCTTTTCACGATCAACTGTATCGGCGTCATTACCAAGAACAGCATACGGAGAAATCTTATTCTTGAGCGCAACCAGCACAAGACGATAAGTCGCACGGTGATTAAGATCGCGTCCCGTATTGTCATCCTTAAAAACTCGCGTATCAAGCGTAATCATCATTTTTTGGAATGTCCTCATTGACTGTTGATTTATCCTATGTGAGTATTATTACACAAACAAATTGGATTGTCAAGCGAGTTGTTTATTTGGTTTTGACAACACTGCAAATTCAATTTTATTGTCAAAATATTGATCTACCATGTAGTACGCATCCTCATAATCCTCGATATCATCAACAGTTCTAGATGGGAAAGTAAATTCATTAGCAATCTTAAACGCGCTATCCCAAGTGAAAATATATCCTAGTTCAGTACCATTTACACGCACCTTGAGTAGTTGACCTTTTTCAGGTGAGGTTTTCATGAAATCGATCCATTCAGGTGTTTCGTCTTTCCAATAATCATGATAATGCTTTTGCATGGTAGATCCTATATTCTCTATCAAATATCAGTAATAATCAAACTAGGTTCAGATGTTTTTTCTTCGGTTGTTTCGGTGTTTTCTGTTGATGTTTCTACTTCACCGCTTTCCTGAACATTATACATTGTTTTGACAAGATTAAACAAGTCCTCATTAATCACATGACGGTACTGAGACAGCATCATATCATCCGCCGTTGTTTGTACTTCAAGTTGCCAGAAATGATTGTCGGCGCCATTCTTAACTTCTGTGACACTAATGTATACATTCATCTTGAAACCAATATCCTTGACATATGGTGATTCAACATTGTCAAAAATATAAGATTCCTGACATTCATCCGTAGCTGGCTTAAAAATTGTGCTATTAAATGGTTTACGATTTTCCTGTGCACAACGTCTGATTTCATCTTCTGCATGATTAACAATATCAGCAAGAGCACCAGCATAATTATAAATTTCAGTAGACATAATTTAATATTTCCTTTATAACGTAAATAAACTAATAAAATACACTATTTTGCATATAATTTAATCGTCAGAAAATGATAAATCAATATGACTTAAATCAAGATGGTATTATTGACGATAATGATGCAACAGTTTTCGAAAAAATAAAGAAAACTGATATTGAATTACAAAGAGACAATAATCAGTTGAAAATGGCGTGGGTTGCAATGGCATCAATAATCATTGTAACTTTGCTATTGTTCAGCCCTTTTGTAACCGATACCCGTATACAAGCATTAGATAATGTACTAGATTTATTCTATGTAGCTCAAGCGTCTGTTATCGGATTTTATGTCGGTGCAAAAACATATTTGTCAAGCAAACGTCACGGAGAATTATAAAACAACACTATGAGTACACTTATATCTAATGCCATTCAAATGGGTGTTAACGAACCACAATATACATGGATTAAAGGACTTGAATCAGAAACTGATGATAAATTCCGTCTTATTCTTGGTTCATATGATTCATCAATTTCTAAAAATAAACTAATTGAAATCTCCCCAGATAAATCCATTCGCTTTTTTGGTTCTGTTATCATGGACCAATTTACAATGTCACCAGGTTCTTTGAATGGTAACTCTATTCAAAATGGCACAATTTCAGGCGACAAATTACAAAGTGGTATTACCATCACAGGTTCTCTAATTGGTAAGGCGGATCAAGCGTCCAAGGACGGTAATGGCAATGTAATTGATACATATTACGCTCCAAAAACTGAATTAAGCAAATATCTTTTAAAAACAGGTAATGCATCAAGTGCTACAAAGGCGACACAAGATGATAATGGTAACAACATCGTCAATACATATGCCACAAAAGCCGAGCTTAATGCAAAGGCGCCAATTGCTAATCCAACATTTACAGGAACAGTAACAGGTACATTCAAAGGTAATGTTACAGGTAATGCATCAAGTGCTACAAAGGCGACACAAGATGAAAGTGGACGCGTAATTACTACAACCTATGCAACCAAAACTGAACTTAACGGGAAAATCTCAACAACAGGAAACCGTGGGACAATTTCAGGATATGAAACATGTGGTTCTGCAAGTACAATCAATCAGAACTCTCCAGATTCTAATGTAACAGGTGAAACAATTACTGTTCAGGACGGAACAAATAATACATGTTGGACAAAAACGATTCGATGCACTGCCGCTTCCCCAGTTGTCAATCTTGGTTCAAAATGGGTGTGGGCAGGTGGAACAACACCAACATTAAAACAAAACGGAATTCTTGTTTGTGCATGGTTAGGTAATGAAGGCATTATCAGTTTTGTATCTAAAAATTAAACAATTATGAAAATTTCAAAATATTTCAGTGACACAGAATTTATGTCAAAGGATGGAGATAATAGTTCCACTCCATTTCCAAAAACAATTGTATCACCAAAACTTCTAGAATTACTTGATAAGATTCGTGAAGAAATTGGTGTACCTGTTCTAGTTAATTCAGGCTATCGTTCCTCTTCTCATAACAAAGCAGTTGGTGGAGTATCCAATTCACAACATGTATTTGGTACAGCGGCAGATATTACCATTAAGGACAAAAATAAACTAAAATCGCTAAAGGAAATTTGTGATCGCCTTAATCCTGACGGTGGTGTTGGACTTAATTATAACACCTTTGTCCATGTTGATGTTCGTGGTAAACGTGCTCGATGGTAGCAAAATGTAAGTCTTAAATTGAATATATCCATAGAGGAAATTAATCTTCTATGGATATTTTTTTTAATCGTAAAAATTGAAATAAATCCAATTTTCGATTGTGTGAGAATAATACAGAATATTACCTTCTGTCACATAAATGAATTCTCGAAGCATGTTTTCATCTAGCGGCTCAAAGCACTGTACAAACGACTCTTTCATTGCTACACAATCATTAATTTCGTCTGCTTCCATTGAGTTAAGAACCAGCTCAAATTCAACTTCCAATTCTGCAGTAATATTCTCAATTACAATATTATTGCCAATTGTATCAGTAACGGAGAAAATTTCGTCACCCGATCGATACAAAATGAATTGACCCTTAGGATAATGCTTGGTTAGAAGATTAATATTATATAAACTTTCGTTGAGTGACATAATATTAAACTTTTCATCAATTTCAAACGTCTGAATGTATGTACCATTCATGATAGATGAAATATTAAACTCAACATCTTTTCGATCGATATAAGCCATAATTTATTACTCCTTTATCTTATATTGTGTTACTGTAACCTGAACTGGCACAACCTCAACACATTCTACATTATTGTCTGAGCCTGCTCTAATAAACCAACTTTCCCCATCTGTAGCTGACTCATCATAATAAACAGAGTAATATTTTTCGGACTCTTTTTCCTGAAAAATAATCTCATGCTGTATGTACCAATGATCACTATCAATAATAGAATCAGAAATATTGTTTAGAGAATCTGAATCACCATATAGAAGTTCTTCAATCTCATTCACCTTAAACTTCTTCTTAATCATTTATTTTCACCTTATTCACGATTGATGCGATCAAACAGCACGACGGAATTTTTAAAATAATCAATACACCGATTAAGTCTCTTCTTTCGTTCTTTCATTGATGAGAAACGACTCACTTCAGAATTATGATACGCGTCTGACCACTTAACAATCGAACAATAACGATCCTTAAGAATACGATTGAGATAATCGTTGTATTCCTCATCCTTCCTCTTAGTAAGACATTCAACCATTTCAGCTACCGTCTTACTATCTGTCATCTGTTCGATATCTTCTTTTGAGAATCCCAAATCTTCAATTACGTCGTGATACAGTCCTGCCAAATAAATTTCTTGTACCTTATAATCAGGAAGACCTAGACTCTTTGCCATTTTCTTTGCACGTAAGGCAACAATCTGACAATGTTCGATATACGGAACACCTGCATTATCAACTACACCGTTAAACAGCTTAGTAACATCATGTACTGCCTTAACTTCACTAATCATATTCTTTCCTGTTTTTAATCTTTGGGTTGATTTCTATTATAACACAAAATAAGGCAAGAATAAGTATGTTATCTAATATAATTCTTGCCTTATCGTCATTCCGTTTCTTTTAATTACTGAAGAGAAACCACACTGTCCTTATCAATTGTTCGCCAACCATTATTAACTAGATCAAACACACACTCGACAAACTTAGGACGCTTCACTTCATGCGTTGGGTGATACTGTGACGGAACATGTTCAAGTGACTTAGTTGCCTTCATTAGTCGGAAATGACCGTCCTTCTTCTGAAAAATTACTGTGAAAGTTGGATTCTTAAGCGCTTCCCAATCAATTGGATGATGCTTCTGTACAAAGTCCTTACCAATACAATCTAGAATATTAATACATTCACAAATTTCGGAACCATTATCCCACATCTGAATGGAATAATATGTACCATCCTTAAAATAAATCTTTCGGAAAATATGGGACTTAGTCTTTTCGTTGTATTCAAGATATTCATCAGTAACAAAAGTATATCCATCAAGAATAGACTTTTCAATAATCTTATTGACTTGTTCAACAGTTAGTTCAATCATAATAAAACTCACATTAAATTTTAAAGTTTGTTTTTCCAACAACACCAATAATATAACACGATTTAAGAAGAATTGCAACCATAAAATGTAACTATATGTTGCAATTCTCCATTACTTAATTACTGAAGATCAGAAGTAAATTCTGCCTGATGCTCTTCGTTTACCTCTGACTTGGAATTATCATCCTGTAGAAGATTCTTTGCAGTAATCTTAAATGTATTGTTGACCCACTTATTGAATTTCGGATCATTAAGAATGGATTCCCAAAATTCTTCTGTGTTGGTATCTGCCGCACGAAGTTTGTTACCAATCACCTCACCCGTTTCAGGATCAACCTTCTGATACCAACCATTAGACGGCTTGATTACATGACCTGAGCAAAGCGCCATATCAAGTAAGCCTGACCACTTGTTAATACCACCGTCATAGGTAACCGTGACAGGAATTCGTGCTTTTTCACGCGTCATTCGGGACTTCATGATGTTAATGTTAAAATTGTAACCAATCAAATCAGTTCCCTTCTTTTCCTGTGAACGGGAAATAAGGAAAATCTGATTTGAGGCATAGACTGGACCTGTACCACCCGATGTAATAGCTTTCGGAAACATTCCGATTTCCATATAGATGTGATTCACCATAATCATTGGAATATTCAAAATATTCAGATATGGCGTAATCATTCGTGTTAGGCTCTTAAGCTGTTTTGCTCGTGTCATATCTGCCGCACTCTTTTCATTGATTGCGTCATCAATTTCCTTTGCACTAGCCAAATTACCAATTGAGTCAATTACAATAATAGCATGATCACCACGCTTAAGTTCTTGAAGCTGGCTCATGATGTCAAACTTAAGCTCCTCAATATTGGTAATCGGAACATGAAACACCCTATTCATGTCAATTTCCAAAGAATTAAAGTAATCCTTTGATGCACCCATTTCAGAATCATAGAAAATGAGTACCGCATCGTCGTATTTGTCAAGATACGCTTTGGCACATAACATTGAAAAAAGGGTCTTAAAACTGCGAGATTCGCCTGCAAACATCGTAAGACCAGGAACAACACCTCCATGAATATCACCACTGAATGCGATATTAAGTGCAGGTACAGCAGTTGGAATACTATCTGACTGACCAATTACCTTTGAATCTGCAAAAGATGATGCTAGTTCAATTTTTGACGCCTTCTTAAGACGATCCATTAAGCTCACGTGTAATTTCCTCAAAAACTTGGCGACAATCATCCTCACACACGAAAGTATTCTCTCTGAATGATGAGTAGTCACCCGATTTAACAAACTGTCGCATCATTGTAGATGAAATATCTGTTTCCCCTCGCGTTACTTCTTCCACAATGATGTTACTGAAATTATATTCATTTCCGTTGTATTTGTCAAGCAAAATTTTGAATGAATCTGCCCTATCTGTACCAACAATCATACGAATCTCGGAACTCCCCAATTCCTTAACCGCATCAAATAAATTGTCGGATACTCTTACATCAATTGATGGGTAATACTTCCTTATAAGGCTTAGATTATCATTTATTCGTTTTGATGAGAGAAACACAATCGGATTGTCATATTTTAGAAGTCTATCAAACAACTTCTTATGACCGTTATGTAATACTGCAAACTTACCAAAAGTAAATGACTGCATTCACATATAAAACAACCATGATAAGAAAGTTAATACACCATGTACAGAATTCTTTTAGATTAAACTGAGGAGGAGATTCCCATCCTCGAACAATAAAACAATCAGGCAATGAAAAGTAAGCCCGATTACACAAATCATTAATCATACATTTCACCAAATATTAAATGAGGAAAGCCTACACTCCCCAATGTAGGCAATCCTCATATTTTATGAATTTTAAATTACTTCAAACGAAATCACCGAATCAACAAGGAAAGATCTCCAAGCGTTCTTCTCAAGATCAAACACACGAATCTGAGAAGGAGTATAGGAGACATTACTATGCGGATGCTTTTCTTCAGGAATCATGCCAAGATTCTTCGTACACTTCATAACACGTTCTTCACCATTCTTCTTAATGAACTTGACAAGGCAAACATTGGAAGAAAGAAGATCAAAAGCAAACATGATGCGTATTCCTTATTGAGTAAGTGAATCTATTTCGTTTCTCTATGGTGTTATATTAACACATAATCAAATATTTGTCAAACAATTTATGAACAAACTATTGATCTAGATCAAAATTTATTTGAGTTCCTTGAGTGCATTGCCAATTTCAATCAAAGCTTCGGCGTAGGACTGAAGAAGTTCACGATCCCCTTCATCGCTTGCTTCCGTATTCGTCCTAAGACCACAAACCTTAAAATAAGACTTACGAATAACTTTAGCTGTATTAGGAGACACTTCACGGAACAGATGAGAAGAATCAGAGAGATTGCGAATAAAATCAATAACCTTGAGTTCAGCCTGTTCAAGCGGTCGTTCGTTCGTCATGATATGGATTTCCTTATTAAAAGTTGGTGAATCTGTTTTGTTTCTCTATGGTGTTATATTAGCACACATCTAACAGTTTGTCAAGAAAACAAACAAAATAGTTTTTCATTATAAAAATAGTCTATTATCAATAAAGAAAACCTATTAAGATTTTCTATCACATAGTATAGGATTATTAAACAATTGATCTAGATCAAAGAAATATAAAATTGTTTGAAAATGTGTTGCTAAAATACAACAAACTAGGGAAACCTCCAATTGACAAGCAAATTATTTTGTGGTATAATTACGCGTGCGCGTAATTGATAAGAATAAGATTAGAGTAACTATAGATTTTAGAAACGAACGTAGTGAGTTTCTGTTGAAGTGAGTGTAACGAACTTCAACGCCTTTACATAACTTTTTGAATCTAGTTTACTTCTACTCATGAGTATCAAATATAAATTGTTAACTACGAACGTTAGTGAGTAACCAATAAACAAAACATTAAATGATTCTTAACTGGTTGTTAAGCGGTTTATCTGAACGTAGTGAAGATAAACAAAACTTCGTTTCACTCAGTTTTAATTACTCATGAAGATAAACAATATAAAGTAACTACTACTCATGAGTATAAATTAAAAACAACTTAATTTAAATTCATTTTCACTACAATTTAAGTAATAAAAGAAAGTCCATGAAAGTAGAAATTATTATTCTATTCTCATGGATTTTCTTTTATCTTTCTCATATAATTTTTTCTATTAAATTTTTCTATGGATCATAAAGAAAACCTATTAAGATTTTCTATTGATTAGTTTAATCTTATCATAAGTTTGATCTAAATCAAGAAAACTTAATGTTTCTTAAATTTTAGTTGTTAAAATACAACAAATAAGCACTTTACCCTATTGACAAGCATTTTAGTTTGTGGTATAATATATGTTAATAAAAGAGGTTAATAAAAAATTATATAAATTTTGAAACGAACGTAGTGAGTTTCTGTTGTTACGAATGAAATGAGTAACAACTTTGAATCTTTAATTAAATCTTCTTTAACTTACTTGAAGAAATAAACATCTACGAAACGTAGTTGAGTAGATGTTGTTACGAACGAAGTGAGTAACAGATAAACAACTCTTAGATGATTCTTGAATAGATTTCTTAGCGGTTTATCTGAACGTAGTGAAGATAAACAAAACTTTCACTTCGTTCAAGTTTAAATTACTCTCTTAACTTAAATTACTCATGAAGATAAATTAAAACAAACTTAAATCTACCTTCATGAGTATTCTAGTGGTTGAAGTTCGTTACACTCACTTCAACAGAAAACAAGTTTTCTCATTTCATTCTTTTGTGAATAAGTAATAATCCTCAAGAATATTTTTAAAAATTTTTGACTTTCTCTTTTCTTTGTGGTATAATATAATTTGAAAATGAAAAACACGTGCCCTGATCCTTCTATTATCAATCCATTAACTTTGTATGGATTTGAGTTGAACATTGTCAAAATCCCCAGTTTGACATATTTCCTTCATGACGTTAACATTCCAAGTATTTCTTTACCTAATAAAGTGATGGAAACACCTTTCTCTATGATTCCCCAACATGGAGATAAGATTGATTTTGAATCACTCAATGTTCGTTTTTTGATTGATGAAAAACTTGAAAACTATAAATCGTTGTATGAGTGGATTATGCTTTGTGGCTTCCCAAATAACTACAAAGAAGTGAATCAGTGGCGTACTAAGTGGTTTGATTATCGACCTGAATTGAATGACTCAGAATATGGACTTAAGTCTGACGCAACCTTGGCACTACGAAAAGACAATGGTGAAGTTTGCGCAGTATTTCACTTTGAGGACTTGGTAATTACGAGTCTTGGATCAGTTCCCCTAACATCCGAGAATTCCGAGAGTGTTCAACTGTATTGTGACGCATCATTCTCATTCAGGTCATTCAATTTAATAGAATAAAACAATTATGAGTGTACTTGATGAAATTGTAGAGGAATGGGAACGGGACGCGAAGATTGACTCGCTTGATATTGGATCGGCTAGTCTCAGTACACCTGTTCTTCATTCAAAATACCTTAGATTAATTGTTCAGTGGAAACAAAAGAAGACGAAGCTTGAACTTGATATGTCTCAATTGCGTGAGCTTAAGACGAGATACTATCAGGGTGAACTGTCAATTGAGGAATGCAGAGAACATGGATGGGAACAATGGCAGTATAATAAGGTACTGAAAGCTAACATGGACGCTAAACTTCAGGCAGATAAGGATGTTATCGCAATTCAGGCTAAACTTGATTTGGTGGACACAGTAATCTATGCCTTAGACGCAATCATCACACAAATCAAGTCCCGTGATTTTCAGATATCTAACTTTATTAAAAATCAGGCATTCATGCGCGGAGAAACATATTAGTAAAGTATGACAACAGTATATGTGAAAAAGATAAATGAATCGAATATGATGTTTGATTCTGATGAACAAGGTGTAATATATGAAATTTCTGAAGCATTTTCATTTTTTGCACCTGGTTACAAATATGATAGACGATTTAGAAATCATATGTGGGACGGGCGAATACATCTAGCCAATGCACGAACAAGACTTATGCCTCTAGGTCTTATCGGTGAGCTTAAACGGTTTTGTGAACATTATGGATATGATTTCGTAGATCAAACAGAACAACATATGATCACAATGATTGATCCACTTGATGATTTTGATTCTTTTGTATCGTCACTCAATTTACCGTTTGAGCCTCGCGATTATCAGATTAAGGCAGTAAAGCATGCAATTGAAAAAAATCGCGCAACAGTAATCTCTCCAACAGGTTCGGGTAACCTATAATTTGCTCCGTTATTCATTAATGAATAATTGAAAACCTAGTGAAAACGGTGGAACACTCTAGATTGAGTCAATACCGTGTCAAGCCAAAAGAATTAATTCTTTTGGAAGGTGTAACGACTATCGAAAACACATCATTTAGATGGAAGTGAGTAGAGTACATTCAAGTGAATGGAAGTGCTAGGAATCCTATCAAATTTAATAGGATTAAGATATAGTCTCATCAACATAGTAATATGTTGCAGTTCATAAGAGAACGGTTAAGAAAGTAACGAGTCTTAATGAAGAAATATGAAAAGTCTTATCATCTATCTGCTTATTCGGTGGCACCTTAAGTATGATCGTAGATTTTGTCTAATTGTTCCTACTGTATCGTTGGTCGAACAGATGAGATCTGATTTTGAGAATTATGCAAAGAATGACCCTTCATTTAATGTAGATGAAGTTGTGCAGACGATTGGAGGGAAAAAATCTCAAGGCAAGATAGTTGATGAAAATAAATCAATTATTACTACGTGGCAATCATTGCAACATTATGATTCATCGTTTTATAATTCTTTTGATGTGATGTATGTTGACGAAGCACATCAAGCAACAGCAAGTGTGCTACAAAAAATATATTCATCCGCTGTTAATGTTCCATATCGTTGTGGATTCACTGGTTCCCTTGATGAGGAAAAGATTCATCATCTACAATTGGTTGGTTCGCTTGGTGATATCTTTGTTGTCACCACTACAAAAGAACTTCAGGATAACGGTACTCTTTCACCACTTAAGATTCACATGATTACTTGCAAATATCCTGAAGATGAATCAAAGGCGTTCTATCGAGCAAACAAGAAAGATTATAAGGCAGAAATTGATTATCTAAACTCGCACCTTAAGCGTAACATGTTTATTCGCAATATTGTACTTGCAAGTAAAGGTACAACTATGCTATTATTCAATTTCAAGGTACACGGCGCCGAACTATCTCGTCTCATTACAGAAAAGGTTAAGGAAGACGGTATTGATCGAAAGGTATTTTTTATTGATGGTAATGTGAGTGCGGATGAACGTGAAAAGATTCGTCAGGCAATGAATGAAGAAAATGGATGTATTCTTATTTCATCGGTTGGTACCACAGCAACAGGTCTCAATATTCCATCAATTCAAAATGTGATTCTTTGTCCATCGAAATCAAAGATTCGTAATATTCAATCAATTGGTCGAGGATTACGAAACGATAAATCAAGTGGTAAGGAAAGTTGTACAGTGTATGATCTTGTGGATGATATGTCTTATGGAAATGGTAGAAGTGCACACAAAAATTACTGTCTTAAACATGCAATGGATCGACTAAGACAATATCAAGAACAACAATTTGATATTGATTTTCATACGGTTAAGTTTTAAATTGAGTAATATTATGGCAAATTATGAAATTCATCTAATTAATGGCGAAATTATTATTGGTGAAATTGAAACGATGAATCAGTTTCTTCAGGAAAGACAGCTTGAAGATTTGTTTGTTGAACTTGGGGAAACAATTAAGATCAATAATCCAATGGTAATTCGTGGTTCAGATTATGTTTCTTATTTGAAGAAGTCTCCTGATAATTATATTGTTGTACGAATGGAACACGTACTATCAATTAGTTCACTAGTAGCAGACAAGTAAAAAAATAAAGGACAGAGAAAACAAATCTAACTTCTCTGTCCTTTTTGTATTGCGATAAATTGTCATCTTAATTTTGATTTTGGTCAATAAAACATAAAATCTTCAATCAACACAAAAATGAAAATTATTTAATAATTTTCATCATAAACACAATTTGTGGTGAGAGTGTTAAAGAAAGAGTTATTTTTGTGTACGACAACTGAAGAGCCTGTATTAGAATTTGCATATACTTCTTACACTAGAATTTATTTTAAGGATGGTGATATGGAGTTCGCTAGGGTAGGGAATAAGTACAAAATTTCAGAGTTACGAACTGATAAGAGTACATATTGTGTTGCAATAGAAACGGCTGGACCGTCATCAATTGAAATAGGAAGTGATTATGGCATCAATATGTTCGTGCAAGGTATAAATCGTTCAGATTTATTTCTACAAATTAAGGACACAACCAAAAACGCAAAAGTCGAATAAGTGATAATCCATAGAACAAAAATCTATGGATTTTTTTTATTTTTACTTGCAATTTTCTTTTTGATGTGTTATAATGCAAACATAAGAGAAAATTATTTTTCAAATAGTGGCATACGATATCACAAACATTAAGGACGCTGACGGCTTAACATATGAAGACCGTTGTAAGCAATATGGGATTGTTCCTGAAAAAGGAAAGAATTATTGTGACAATAAAAAGCTATATGAACAACTAGTACCTTTCCATAAGGAGTGGTACGAAAATCATGAAAAGGGATTACCTCCCCCAAAAATTCCTGATTATGTTGCGGAGTCAATTTTTCTAATTGCAAATCATCTTAGCTATCGTCCAAATTTTCTTGGATATACCTATCGTGAAGATATGATTTGTGATGCAATTGAAAATTGTTTAAGTTACATTCACTATTTTAATCCTGAAAAATCACAGAATCCATTCGCGTATATTACTCAGATTTGTTGGTACGCATTTTTACGTAGAATTAAGTTGGAAAAGCGTCAACAAGTTCTGAAGGGAATGGTTATCATGAATACTGAATATGACGATCATATGCAGTTGGATCAGGGCGAAGAATCTAAGCTTTATCATGATTACCTCAACAATATTTCAATTTATACTGAAATTGCAGAAGAGGAAATCAAAAAGAAAGAAGAGAAGAAAAAATATGTACCAGTAAAGAAACAGGATGAATCTGAAAATAGTCCATTATCTGATTTCTTTGCTTAATTTGTGTATAATATATGAAGATTGCGATTATTGGAGACTTACATTTCGGTGTAAAGAATAGTTCACCTGTTATGATGGACTATCAAAATAAATGTTTTGAGTTTATCTTTGATGTACTAGAAAAGAATAATTGTAAGACTATTTTTCAACTTGGTGATACATTCGACAGCAGACGTACCACCAATATGAAAACGCTTAAATTTGCGTATGATTCTTTTTTTGATAAACTAAAAGAAAAGAATATCGATTTTCATACTGTTGTGGGTAATCATGACATCTATTACCGTGAAAATCTAGATGTGCATTCTGTTGGTCTATTGCTTGAACAATATGATAATGTTCATGTGTACGATAAGCCTACACGAATTGAATTTGATGGCATTCCTTTTGATTTCATTCCTTGGGTAGCTAAGTCTAATGAAGATGAAATATATGATTATATTGGAAAATCAAATTCAAGATATGCACTGGGTCATTTTGAAATTAATAATTTTGAGGTAATCGTTAATTCATTCTTTAGCGGTGGTTCTGAAGCAATTCTGTTCCGTCGTTATCGTCATGTGTTTAGCGGTCATTTTCATAATGCACAAACAAAATACAACATTACCTATGTTGGTACTCCATATGAACTAAATTGGGGTGATGCAAAATCCAAGAAAGGATTTGTCATGTTTGATACAGAAACAGAAACGTGGGAATTTATTCAGGTTCCCATCAAGTGTTTCTATCAATTATATTATGACGGTGCGGGGGAACAATCTCCAATTGAAAATATTCCTTCACAGTCATATATTAAGGTAATGGTACGAAATAAGATTGAACCGTTTCTGTTTGAACAATATCTCAATCGTTTATATCAACTTAGCCCAACTGATCTTAAGGTGGTTGAAGTACAAGAAAACCAACTGTTTGAACAAATTGAGAATGAATCAATTGAACAAATTGAAATTAAGGACACACTCAATTTGATTACGCAGTATATCGATCAAAGTGGATATCAAAATAAAGAAGAATTGGTTGGATTCATGAATGGTCTTTATTCTGAAGCGTTGACTTTACAGGAATTTTAATGTTAAGATTAAAGAAAATTAAGTTTAAGAATTTTCTGTCATATGGTAATTCATGGTCTGAAATTGATTTAACGGACGGTTCGATTAACATTATCACTGCACGAAATGGACAAGGGAAGACCGTAATTATCAATGCAATTTGTTATAATTTGTTTGGTAAGACATTTTCAAACATCAAGCTGAGTAAGCTAGTTAATACAATCAACGGTAAGAAACTAGTTACTGAGTCTGAATTTGAAATTAACGGTTCGGAATATAAGGTTATTCGTGGAATGAAGCCGTCGGTGTTTGAAATTTATAAGGACGGTAAGCTTGTTGATGAAGAAGCCTGTGTGCGTGATTACCAAAAATATCTTGAAAGCGTAATTGGATTTAACCATACAACATTCCTGCAAACAACCATTCTTGGTACTGCATCATATATTCCGTTTTGTGAGTTGACAGCCGCACAAAGACGTGTTATTGTAGAGCAGATTCTTTCAATTGGTGTGTTTTCTCACATGAATCAACTACTCAAGGGACGAATACAGCAAAACACCGAAGCTCTTACAGAAAATTCATATTCGTTAAAAAATGTAAAAGTTCAGATCAATGCAGAAGCAATGATGATTAAGTCGTTGAAAGAACAGCATGAACGAGGAATCGAGAAGATTAACGAACAAATTGAGGAAACGAATAAGAAGATTCAGGAAAAGATTGAATCAATTGAACAGCTTAATAAGAACAAGGAAAAAATTGATCCTTATCTTTCCTCATATGAAGAACTGAAAAAGGCTAAGACTGAAATCATAGTAAAGCAAAATTCAATTCAGAATGAGCTGAAGAAACTGAAGAAAGATAATAGTGCAGTACTGAAGCATAGCACCTGTCCAATGTGTAAACAAGATATCTCAGAGGAATATCGTAAGCACATACAGGATGAAATGAATGAAAAGATTGACGTTGCAAATAAACAAATTGAGGAATATACAAACGATTTAGATGCAATTTTAAAGAAAGAAGAAAAGTTTATTAAGTTGATTGATTCATGGAATGCAATCAATAATAAGTTGACTTCTGATAATACTGCTCTGTCAATTCTTAATAACGAACTGATTAAGCTGACGAATGAACTTAAGCACTCACCGTCTCAGGATGAAATTAAGAAGCATGAGTCTAACGTAAAGGAACTTGCATCAAAGGCAAAGTACTTGCTTGAGACAAAGGAACATCTAGTTAATGAAAAGATGTTGATTAGTCAGGCAAGTGAGATGCTAAAAGATTCAGGCATCAAAGCAATGGTAATTAAGCAGTATATTCCAATTATCAATAAGATGATTAATCATTATCTTAGAGAACAGGAATTCTATATTACCTTTTCGCTTGATGAAAATTTTAATGAAACAATTAAGGCAAGAGATCGTGACGATTTCTCATATCAGAATCTTTCACAGGGAGAACGTCGGCGCCTAGACCTTGCAATTTTGTTCACGTGGCGATATATTGCTTCACTCAAGAATAGTTGTTCAACCAATCTGTTGTGTGCGGATGAAATTCTTGACTCCTCGCTTGACTCTGAAGGCGCCGATTCCGCACTTAAATTGTTCCGTAATCTAAAGGATAGTAATGTGTTTATTATTTCACATAGAACCGAGATTCAGGATTCGATGTTTGATAATGTATACACGGTACAAAAGAAAAATCAATTTTCAACCATTACTAAAAATTAAATATTTTAACTAGTCCTATTTTAAAAGGAAAATAAATTGGATACACTTACTCTACTTCATGAAGCTTCTCTAAGTCGTTTCTATCAACATTTTGCTGGTACGCTTGAGATGGGTGGTAACGAAGCACCCAAGGCAATTGCCATTCTTACCGCCTCTCGTGCGTCTCTTTCTAAGGCAGAAAACAATAAGCGTAATGCTGAACTACGTAAGCTAATTAAAATGGCTACGTATAATGTTAAGGAAGGTGAAGAACGAATTGGTTTCTTCAAGGTAATTGGTACATATGCAGAAACACAGGCTGATGGCACAACGAAGCGAGTCAAAGAAGACAGCACTGTTGTTGTAGCTCCAGCAAATCAGGCACAAAAGCTAAAGAAGATGGCTATGGTGCTTGGCGCAAAGTTTGATCAGGATTCTATTTTCTTTGCTGAAAATGGTCAGGCAATGCTCATTTATACACGTGATGTTATGGATGAAGCAGGAAATGTTGAATTTAAGAAAGGCCATATTACACGACTTGGTGCCTTCCATCCACAACAGCTTGGTATGGCGTTTACGAAGATCAAGGGTAAGACCTTTGCATTTGAATGGATTGGTGAACAGCTTGAATATGGCAATCCATCATGCTATAATGAGGCTATGATGTTTGAATCGTTTGCAAACCATTTTGACTCATCTGATGATCCTCTTGTCGAATGGGAAGCAAAAGTTAAATCTGTAAAAGAAGAAATTGAACAGATTGAAGAAGGTTGCAAGAAAGAAGAGAACGACGACGAATGTGAAGATGAAAAGAAGGACTTAGAAGATAAGGATTCTAAGGGTGACGATTCAGACGACGACGAAGAAGATGAGGATGATGACGAAGAACTAGACGAAAAACTTATAGAATCTTTTAATTTCTCTGGTGTACGTCCTGTTAACCCTGGTGTTCATAAGGTTGCAAAGAACAAGCTAATGACACCTGCTAATTCTCAGAAATATATGAAGGGCATTCTTTCCAAGTGCAAGACCTATCTAAAGAAAGAATTCAAGTATTCTAAGGACATTGATGCAGAACTAGATCAGGCTCTTATGGTAATTGAGAAGTATTGCAAGAATGTTATTAAGGATGGTTCTCTACCATATCTTTCATCCTCTCTTTGGATGGTTGATGCTGGCGATCCATACACTGATCTTCCTGCCACCTATAGTTTCAGTTATAAGACTCTAGAACAAATTAAGACTGCCTCTATGGATGTTGCAGTTCGTACAGGAATTGTTGAAGCTGATGCACTTAAAAAGCTAGAAGGTGTTGTTAATTCTGTTATGGATGAGCTTGAGCCGTCTCATACGGGAAATATCAACCGTGGTGAGGTAGAAGCAATTGCTATTGATGCACTTTCATGTGTATACAATATGGAAATCTTTAATGATGAACGTTCTTTCATGAACAGCCGTCTATCAAATGCAATTTTTAATGCTTTTGGTCGTACACTTCCTGCAAACGGGACAGAAGCATTCCGTACAGCGATTGTAGAATATCTCACAAAGCATAAGACCAAGTAAGATAAACGATTAAACAGACTTAACGAGACAGATTAATTCTCTGTCTCGTTTTTCTTGACAATAGTAATATGTTGTGTTAATATACGAATTGTCAGGAAACATTACTCAATTAGGAACAAAAAAATGGCTATTCCATTTGAAATTCAGTTTGCAGATACTGATAATATTGATAAGAATGCACGACCTAAGAATCGTCTAATTAAGGGAGCACAGATTACGAAGTTTGTCAAGTCTGTGTCTACTCGTGCTAAAACCATTATCACAAAGGCGTTTAAGCATTATAGTGATTCTGAGGAGCGGGTAGCAAGATATCTTCCTGTTGTTGAAGATGTGCTCACTAAGAATATTCTCAAAACAGGTAATCTTCCCTATATTAGTAATCAACTGTTTGTTACTCATCGTGCAGTAGATACGCTTGATTCAACCGAGTATGCATTGTCTTATGACACCATGAATAAACTGCAGAATCTCACGCTTGAAGTGGCAATCAAACAAGGTATTATTCCTGCTTCGTTTGTTACAGAAATCAATAAGCTTGTTGATGCTGTATTTGGTAAGGAATTTGGTCACAGTAAGGATGCTAGTCCTGTATTGCTTGCCTGTCGTCGTGTAGTGTTTCAGATGCAAGCTCTAAATGATTCTTCTTCTTTTAACAAGTACATGAAAGAACATCTATATGCTCTTAATCCCGATCCAATTGAACAAGACGATGAAAAGCTAGAAGAACTTAGAGTTGGTCTAATTAAGATTCTCAAGTAAAATGAAAGGACAGAAATAATAAATTTTCTGTCCTTTTTTTATTTGACATTTATCCGAAATTGTGCTAAAATATAACTATTCTAAAATCCTTAAGGATTCTATTTTGGCAATTTTACTAGATTTTTCTCAGGTAGTTATGTCTGCGTGTTATGCATTTGCTGATGAGCTATCAGTTGATTCTCATGATAAAGAAAGTGCAAAGAACATTGTACGGCATGTTATTCTGTCACAAATCAAATATTACAAATCAAAGTACGGAATCAAGTACGGCGAGTTAATTATTTCGTGTGATGGATTCAAATATTGGCGCAGAGATTGTTTCCCTCAGTATAAGGCGTGTCGTAAAGAAGCACGAAACAAATCCAATATTGATTGGAAATTAATCTTCCATATGATGGATGAATTGATTCACGATCTAAAGGAAAACTTCCCATATAAGATTATTAGAATCGAAAATTGTGAGTCTGATGATATTATCGCAACATTAACGAAATATCTTCAAACGCATGAAATCGATAGTTCAAATCCATTGTTTGATGCTCCACAAAATATTTTGATTGTGTCAAGTGATATGGACTTTGCACAGCTTCAGAAGTATTCTAATGTAACTCAGATTGCTCCAAAGAATAAAAAGAAAATCGAAGTTGATGATCCTGTGCTATACTTACGTGAGAAGGTAATTCGTGGTGATTCAGGTGACGGTATTCCATCAATTGTGAACCATGATGAAGTGTTTGTTATGGGAGAACGGCAAAAGAAGATTACAGCGAAGTTGTTTGAACAATTCATGGAAGAAAAAACACCAGAAAACTGTACAAATGAAATATTCAGGAAGAATTGGTTACGTAATCGACTGCTGATTGATTTTGAGTTTATTCCAAAAGATATTGAGGAATCAATTATCCATGAATACAAACAACCAATTCAGGGAAATAAGATGAAAGTGTTCAACTATCTTATTCAACATCAATGTAATCAACTACTAAATGACATTGATTTATTTTAATTTTGTGTGAGAAACATATAATGGAAAAAAAGAAAATTCAGTATTCTAAAATGATGGTGAATGAACTGCTTGATCTTATCAGTACTGATAAGACGGTGGTTAATGAACTAAAGGAAAAGTATCGATTTGTGTTTGATTCTCTTCGAGAACTACTGTTCTATGGATATGAGGAAAAGGTTAAGTTTGTACTACCCGAAACCGATCCTCCTTATATTCCTGACAATTCCCCTGATGGAATGTCTCCAGAGAGTCTGCTGTATGTGGTACGTAAGGGACGACTTGAGTATTTCACCTCAAAGCGTGACATCAACAAGGTACGCCGCGAACAAATTTTCATTCAGACGCTTGAGAAGATTAATCATAAGGAAGCTAAGATTCTTCTAGCGATTAAGGATCAGAATCTGCAGAAGCTCTATCCTGTTCTCACGCCTGAATATCTTATGGATTGTGGACTACTACCATTCGGTCTTACGTTTCGCAAGGATCAAACCGCTGATACCAACGATTTTGAAGATCAAAATTAGTAGATTTTTAAAAGAAAAATTGAAAATTATTTGACACGGTTAAAAATTTGTGCTATACTTAATTCATACAGTAAGAAACCAAACACAGATTTTTAACTATATTCATTTTTAATTATGTGTATGTCGTGTGATTATGTCACTTCTCCTAAGGGAAAGGGCAGAGGCAATAAGAAGGTGTTCATTTTTGCTAAGATTTGTGATAAACGTGGACGAGTTCTTTCAATTGGTTGGAACTCCTATGTTAAAACACACCCAATCCAACTCAAGTACGCAAAGAAGAACAAAATGCCTCTTCGTGAGTTCCTTCATGCAGAAGCAATGGCAATCATTCGACTTCTTCCGCAACATCGTGCTAAGGCATATTCGATTACGGTTTATCGTTTTCGTGCGGATGGTACTCCTGCACTCGCTAAGCCGTGCCCTATTTGCATGAGTATGATTCGTGCAACAGGTACAATCAAGAAGGTTTATTACACAACGGATGATGATCCGCTTGATTTTACCTTTGATGAATATTGTGAAGCGATGGAAGATGCGGAATCGTGGACTTGACAAATATGAAAGAATCTGATAAAATTCTCATTGTGAAAATTCGTAAAAACTGTCTTATGTGTGATATGACACTTCAGAGGCTTGATGAGCTGAATGTAGAATATAAGACAGAATTAACAAACGATGTGTCACCAATTCTTATTATGAATGGTAAGACACTCCAAACACCATTTAATACGACTAAACTAAAGAATTTTCTAAAAGAAGTTGACGCAATTTAAATTTTGTGTTATACTTTATGTGTAATCTCTAACTGGAGAATATTAAATTATGTCTGAACAGAAGAAGACGACTAAGTATCTTGCTAAGTTTACCTTTGTAATCCCTGTTGAAGTCGAATCCGATTTCGAAGATAAGGTAGATGCTTATTACGCGGCCAAAGAACAATTCCCTAATTTCACGCTCAATGAAGCTGAAATTAAAATTGAATCCGTTTCTGATGAAGAATGGAATGCACGTAAGGCTGAAGTTGATCGTCTACACCAAATCTAATGAACAGTAGTAATTTATTCAAAAATTCAATCGAGTTTTCTCAGTATATTGAGGAAACCGCATTCAAAAATAAGCAAACTGTGCTTGAAACGCTTATCAATTTTATGGATGAGTATGGAGTTGAGCCTGAGGAATTTAAGAAGTTAATTTCTAACAGTCTCAGGGATCAACTTGCAGAGGACTTCAAGCTAATTGGTAAACTTAAGCCGAATGCAACATTAAACGACTTTGTGTGGTAATGTAAGAAAATGGAAGGGTTCACGGCGTTTAAGTTGTGGGTAGCAATGGGTAAGCACTTCTCTGAATATAATTTTAATGTGTTCGAGAACCGTGGAAAGATTAAGTGTAGATATGATACGTATCTTAAGCGTAATGACTACTACACATTTGAGCGATTAGCTAAGACCTTTGAGGTTCGTGATTTTGTGCTTTATCTTGCCGCCAATAACATGTATGGCAACGACAAAATGATATGGGATTCCAACAGTGGTAATCTAGCGTATAATCTTTATATCAGGCGCCGTGATGCTCTTACACAAGTATTAATTAACGACCTACAAACCATCAAAAATCACAATTTAACTTGCAAAGATTACCTGGGTGTGGTAAAATTATTAACAGCTAATAAGATTTCTTTTGAAACATTAGTAATCATAAATAATTTCTTTCCACTGACTGATGAGGTAAGAAAAACACCTCCCGCATCAATTCTTGAACCATTACTACTGAGAATTGATAAGTCGAAAGGATTTGTCAAAGTTAAAGAAGAGTTTGAACATTTAATTAAAGAATAAAACTTTAAAGAATTTATAAGAGAGTAATAAAGAATGATTGATCTAGATATTACCAAGCTCAAGGCTATTTCCTCTGGTGCCACCGAACAGATTTCTCACGCAAACGAGAAGAAGTCTTTTGAGGATACCCGTTTTTGGAAACCTGAACGCGATAAGAATGGTAACGGTTCTGCAGTGATTCGTTTCCTTCCTTCACTTGAGGCAGGCAAACTTCCTTGGGTTCAGGTATATGACTTTTTTCTTAAGGGACAGAATGGTTGGTACGTAAACAAGTGCCTTCGTACAATTGGTCAGCCAGACCCAATGTCCGAGTATATTGCCGAGCTGTGGAATAACGCTACTTCTGAAATGGAAAAGGCAGAACTTCGTAAGCGTAATCTTCGTCCGTCTATGCAGTATATTGCAAACGTGCTAGTTATCAATGATCCTGCACATCCTGAAAATAACGGCACAGTTCGACTTTATCGTTTTGGGAAGAAGATTCTTGATAAGATCATCGACAAGAGTAAGTGTGAATTTCCTGGTGATGTTCCCGTTAATGTGTTTGACTGGGTAAACGGCGCCAATTTCAAGCTCCGAATCACAACACAGGACAAGTTCCCGAATTATGATCGCTCTGAATTTGATCAAATTTCACCAATTGGTGATGATAATAAGATCATGGAAGTAGCCAAGGCAATGCACTCTCTTAATGAGTTTGTTGACCCACTAAACTTTAAGTCTTATGATGAACTTAAGGCACAACGTGATAAGGTATTTGGTCTTGGTACAAGCGCATCTCATGCACCACAGCAGTCTTATACACCGTCATCCTTTGAATCTAAGACAAACGAATTTGGTGTTAATCAGGCGCCAAAGACTCAAGCTACAGATACTCTAAAGCCTGCACCTTGGGAAGAAGATATCAATTTTGATGAACTCATGAAAGATATCTAAATTGTGATTAAATAAAGCCGTTATTAACTGCCCAATCAGTTAATAATGTGCTATAATAATTTCCTTAAAGCATAGCAATCAAAACCTAGTACGTTAATCCTAGCGGTTAATTGTGCAGGGAAGGGACTACCCATCCGACGTTAATTTGATTGTTATGCATCATCCTTAACAGATTTTGTGTATAATAAGATGTGTTAAGAATGATGAGAATTTGACAATAAATCAAATTCATGTTATAATAACTACATCAAAAAGATTTTCCAATATAGTTCAGTAGGTAGAACGGCGGACTGTTAATCCGTATGTCCTTGGTTCGATCCCAAGTATTGGAGCCAAAATTTGCTGTAATAGCTCAATTGGTAGAGCAATCGCCTTGTAAGCGATAGGTTGAAGATTCGAGTTCTTCTTACAGCACCACCAAACAATAAGCGAGATTGATGAAACGGGTAGACATGTTGGACTCAAAATCCAATGCCGAGAGGCGTGAGAGTTCGAATCTCTCATCTCGCACCAATCAAAAAATAATCATGAAAATATGTTGTGTAGATGTATGCAATAAAGAATGCGTAAAACACTGTCGATATTGTCATGAGCATTATCTAAACGAAAGTCCGAATTATATTTCAAACGAAAATGAGTTTTTAAAAGGAGTATCGCTCATTTATGAAGATCGAAGACGCAATCAAGATACTCGAAGCCATTAAGTCCGAACACAGAAACACGCCTGTCAAGGTGGTTGCTCTCTACTGATCTTTGACATGGATCAATAGTTCGTGCGTTTTCTATGGTTCCTTTTCGTAATTATGGTATTATATGTGTGTCGGGGGAAAGGTCTCTTCCCCTCCCACGAAAAGGAGTTTGAAAATGGCTGAGTTTGTTCTTGTCGAAACCTACGTCGAGCATTCCTACCACGATAATTACCTCATGGGCGTCTACTTCGACGGTTGGAATACTCGCCACGAAAGTCTCGGTTACGGCAACGGCATTTTGAACGGTGGTTACGCCGATGCCCCGTCGGAAGTGATTGAACGCTACCGCCGCGTGAAAAGCCTTCGCCGCCGTCTCGAAAAGCGAGCCTTTTATAAGGAAGCCGCCGAAAAGATGGGACTCCGCTCTTACCACGAAGCCCGAGAACTCGCCCGCGCTTGCACGAACGAGGAGTTCGAAAAGATTGTTCGCCTTCTCTCTACGAAAAAGTTCCGCTCTTCCTTCCGTCAATCCCTCGCCTCTCAGGTTCGCGCTTGGGTTGATGGTAAGTCTGAGTTCGCTACTCCGCTCTCTCCGCGTCAGTTCGCCGCTCTTTATTAATTCTCTTGATCTCGGTAAGCCTCGTTGTGGGGCTTACCCTCTATAAACTCGACCCTTTAGGAAAATTAAAGAATGCAGATTGACCTTGTTTCCTACGAAAATTCTCACCCGCTTAACAATGAGAGTTTTGTTGATGTAGCCGCCAAGGCTCTTGCGGATTATGTACAGATTGACCCTAAGTTTTTTGAGTCCGACCTAGAGGGGGTTCATCGTGACGCCGTTCGTATGATTATGTGGATTTACTCAAACAAAGACAATACGTTCACGGTCGAACTTGAGGTACCTGCATCGGACGAAGAGCAGGAGGATTGTTTTAAGGCGTTTGAGGATGGTATGGATGTAAACGCGCTAATCGAGGATGGTCTTGCCTTCTTTGATGGTACGGTTGGTCGAACCCGCATCTATCCCGCCACGATTGAAGAATACCATGATTGTGGTACTATCGGATCACTGACGTTCTTCTGCGATAGAAAGGTGTCTTGAAAATGTGCTTTTAAAAATATCGTCTAGCAAAATTAAATAGTTGTGGCGGAATAGGTAGACGCATGATGGAGTAAAGGTGTGGCTGAGGCGATAAGGTGGTTGTAATTACAAGCATGGGAAGTAGCCGTATACCATCCAGCCAATAAACAACAGAAAATCATAACTCTTATGCTATCTGAATAGATACATGCTAACTGTTGCATAGCACCATGTAAGGTGCAAATCCTTACCAACTATTTTCTTTTTCTCCTATTACAAGTGTGTATTTTGGAGGGTTGGCAGAATGGTAATGCCACAGTCTTGAAAACTGAGTGACCGTAATTGGTGTATTAATGAATTGTGTTATGATGAAGAAATACCCAGTTGAAATTCTTGAAGAACTTTGCTTTGACGGTGGAGTTTTTACAGATAATGACGACGACAATTATTCATTAGAACTTGTATATAAAGTTAATAATGATGAATGCGATGAAATGGTATTCAAAGATACTGAAGAAAACAAATTCTTTCATGCCTATTATTTAGAAGATGAAAAAGGTAAGTCTGTAAGGTTTATTTCTGATGAACACAATTTCGTAGATTGTTTTGAAGTAATACCAAAAATTAAAACAATTGTGGTGTTTGAAGAAGTTGAATAATTTTCTTAACTGTGCTATAATGTGCATATAGTTAATTGATTTTAGGAGTGTTGCTAATGTTGGTCTTGGAGTCGGTCTTATAAACCGATAAATCAGAAAGAAAGCACTATCTAGATAAGGTAGAGTCAAATGACTGAACGTGGGTTCGATTCCCACCGCTCCTACCAAACATTTAAGTTTAACTGAACTGTCTAGTTTCAAAGGATGTAGATGATGGAGTCCGTTAGCTACGAAGGGTCTAATGGCAGGTCAAATCCGTAACGTTGAACATGCGTTTATGGACAGTTGCGTTGGTGAGTAATTGCAATAGCGGGTTGAAGTACATGGCTTTAATTGACGAGCATTGTTTATCTCACAACTGCCCGACGAAAAACTTGACAACGAGGCGTCCATGTAACGCCTACAAGTCATGACTCCCTAGACAGTTCAGTTATTGAGTTGGTTTATGTTAAAATATCTTAGGTATAAAAAAATATTTACTATGCAAACTCCTCTGTACATTTTCCCCGAAAAATATTCGGTAGATTCTCGCGGATTTGTTTTTAACAATGAAACGGGACGTATATTAAAGACTTTTAAGAATGGGAAGGGATACCCAATTTGCGTAATCTCTATTCACGGGAAACGAAAAGCGTTTTCTGTGCATAAAGCGGTTCTAAAAAGTTTTATACCCGAACCTAACGGTAGACATTTTGTAAACCACAAAGACGGTAACAAAGATAACAACACCCTAGATAACTTAGAATGGTGTACAGCTTCTGAAAATATGAAACACGCCGTTAAAGTTATTGGGTTTAAACCTAAGGGTTCTCCAAAAGCCGTCATTTGTAAACATGAAACTTCCAACGAAGTTCTAGAGTTTACGAGTGGAAAGGCTTGTGCTGAATATTTCGGTGTAACCTCAATGGCGATTTCAAAAGCGTTAAAACGTGGATCATTTAGAGGTTATAATTTGAAGTTAAAGGAAGGTTGACAGAATGGTAATACCACAGTCTTGAAAACCAGCGATCAGAAATGGTCCGTAGGTTCGAATCCTACTACTTCCACCAAATAAATTATTGACAACACCTTAAATTGGTGTTATAATACAAAATATGCGGATGTGGTGTAATTGGTAACACAATAGCCTTCCAAGCTATTATTGCGAGTTCGAAACTCGTCGTCCGCTCCAAACTATTAATTGGCGAGGTTGGCGAAATTGGTAACCGCATCGCACTTAAAATGCGCCGCCTAATGGCTTATGGGTTCGAATCCCATACCTCGCACCAATTATGAGGACGATGAAGAATGAATATTTGTACTGCTAAGTGTCTTGTCCATTATGAAAACCTGTGGACTTTCGAGTTGACCTATCCTCAATATATCCACAGTGAGTTCATGACTCATCATGTCTTCTCGCGTAATGCCAGTAGCTCACGTGCTATTCCTGTGAGGCGTGTGATTGAACAGGTGCGAGAGAACCCTGTGATGCCTCCTAAGGTCTTCATGAATCAGAAGGGCATGGTAGGTGAGACTGAGGCTGATGAAGTTACTGCTACTACCTTCCATGTTCTTTGAAAGGAAGCCGCAGATAATGCCTGCAAGACTGCTGAGATGATGGAACACTTGGGTATCCATGAGCAACACGTCAACCGCATTCTTGAACCCTTCCAGTTCATTAAGGTGATCATTACTGCCACTGAGTGGTACAACTTCTTTGACCTTAGGCTTGCACCTGATGCACAGCCTGAAATCCGACAGCTTGCAAGAGCCATCTATGATGAGATGGATCGTTACCGTTACAAGGAAGTGGGTGTTCTTGAGGTTAGCATTCCTCGTAAGGACCGTCCTGATATCTTTGCTCGTATGGGTGCAGATAAGGTGCATACTATCGTGTCCCTTCCGTACATCACTGATGAGGACATTAAGGAGATTGGCAAGGAGAACTACCGTCAGCTTATGAAGATCTCTGCCGCACGATGTGCCCGAGTGAGCTATAATAATCATGATGGTTCTAAGCCTGACCTTGAGAAGGATATGAAGCTGTACGATCACCTCTATGATGGCAGGCATATGTCTCCTATGGAGCATGCTTGCATTCAAGATCCTGATTACCGCAAGTATGCTAATCTGAACGGTTGGAAGAGCCTTCGGTATCTCGTAGAAAACTACCTGTTGTAAAAATGAAAGATTATCAAGAGAGTACGTTCCTTTATCATGAACCTGTGATCCTGTAGGAGAGACCAAATACGCCGTTTGATTGTACTCCTCTCACTATAAGAGAAGTGAGGAAGTCCTACGGCTCTTAGTAGGTCGGGTAGCTCCCGACTAGGATGTCTACCGAAATAGATCCGAAAGGGGCAACGGTTACCCCTCACATATTACACAACTGTTGAAATCAAGGAAACCATTTTATGAAGTGTAAACTGTGTAAGAAGGAAATTCATTTTCCCCAAAAAGTTTGAAGAATACGTAGGTGAACTAAATGAAACATACGATAGGTGATTTGAAGCAAATGCAGTCTCTACCTTTAAAGTATAAGGTTTTAATGACTAAGCAACGAATTAAAGCGTGGTACGAACATTACGATGGTGAAGTTTACGTTAGCTTTTCAGGCGGAAAGGATTCAACCGTTCTAAAACATATCGTTGATTCTATGTATGACGATGTTCCCAGTGTATTTGTTAATACTGGATTGGAATACCCCCGAGATTCGATTGTTTGCGATGCGCCAACCAAACGTTATTCGCCTTGATCCTAAAATGAAATTTTATGAGGTAATCGAAAAATACGGTTATACAGTAGTTTCAAAAGAACAAGCGCAATACATTTACGAGGCAAGAACCACGAATTCCGAAAAACTTAAAACTTTGCGACTTTGCGGACGAAACGGAACCAACCAAGGGAAAATAAGCGACAAATGGAAATTCCTTTTAGATGCCCCATTTAAGATTTCCCATAAGTGTTGTGACGTTATGAAAAAATCCCCAGTTAAAAAATACGAAAAGGAAACGGGTAGAAAGGCCATTATTGGAACTATGACTCACGAAAGCCAACTAAGGCAATTGGCATGGTTGCAAAACGGTTGTAATGCTTTTGAAAAAAGCCGTCCTACTTCCCAACCATTAAGTTTTTGGACTGAACAAGATATTCTCCAATACATTGTTGAAAATGATTTGGAAATTGCGTCGGTCTACGGAGAGATAAAAGAGCGAGATAACGGGGAATTGTATCTTACTGGAGCACAAAGAACGGGTTGTATGTTTTGTATGTTCGGTTGCCAAAACGAAAAGTCCCCAAATCGTTTTCAGAGAATGGCACACACACCCCAGACAATATGAATGTTGCATGAATAATTTAAACCTTAAAGAGGTTTTGCAATATATGAACATTGATTATGAATGAAATTTGGGTTCCCGTTAAAGGTTGGGAAGGGCTTTATGAAATTTCAAACTTGAAACGGGTTAGGGTAGTTCCCCGAAGAGTCAGAATGCTTGGCGGGAAATACGTGAAGTTGAAACCGCGAATTCTGAAAATTACTGAATACAATTCAGTTCAACTTCAGGCTGGAGGAAGAAAAAAAGGAAATAAATCTAAATAAATTGTTCAAAGAACATTTTCCCTGGGAATGAAGGAAGTTAAAATTACGGGACTATGTGAACGATGCTTTGATTTCATTAGTGAAGAAGAAGAGTATGATGAAAAATACAAGTGATGATGTGTGGTACGGTTAATCATTTAAATATAACTAATGACGTCAGGATGAGATATTAAATCATCTCATCACCATATTTGTAGCTTAATTTGGAAAAGCTGTAGACGAAATCTATGAATATTGGTTCAAGTCCAATCAAATATGGTAAATAAAAACGCAATAAGATTTTATATTTCTTATTGCGTTTTTTTATTATAGAAAAGGTGTCGGACTAGGATCAATAATAATTTGAATTGTTTTTCTTAGATCAGCAACGTTAAAAAATATATTATTGCATAGATAACATTTTCGTGAAGGATTCCATGTTAAGGTAATTGAATTTAATGTATCTAATCGTGTAATTTCAATTGTGCTGATATTAGGTATCTGTTTATCAAATGACAACTGCATATATGTTTCAGATTTAGTGTTATCAGATATTAATGACTCAATTCTATGATAGATGGTATCTATCATATATCCAGCATTAGTAGCATCGCCAAAATTAAAACGTCTACTAAATCCAACCTGTAAGCCATTGTTATTAGAACGAATAACTCCTACAATTAGGTTTAGAACAGCATAAGGCATAACATTAAATGCAAGCATTTCCTTGTTCAGCATTTAACGCACTCCTTTGATGCTAGTTATATATGTGCTTGTTAATATCTTTTTATTCAGCATCTTATCAATTTTGTTCAACTGCAAAATACTTTAAGTATTTTGCATCTTTCAACATTCATATTCTAGGGAAAATATTGTATATGGTTTATTGATCTAGATCAATAAATTCATGATACTATCTACATTTTAATATTTTTGGTGTATTATTTTTGTATAGAACATGAAATTGATAATTATGAAGAATGGAAAGGCTCTGGGAAAACATTAGATGATGTGATTGAGTTTGAAGATAAGAAGTACGCACTTGAGTTCATTGGAGTGGAGATTGACGATTTAGAAAAGGCTAACTTACTATCTAATGAAATTAAGAATTATTGCAATTGAGGTTACATTAAAAATAATAAAACACTTCAATATTTTTGCCAGACAGTGCAATATCAACATTAGACGAAATCTAAAACATAAAACGCGATAAGATTTTGTATTTCTTATCGCGTTTTATTTTATCCGTATAGTGTAAATCCGTTTGTTGTTTTACGATCATTTACCATTGTAAATGCTTGATGTCTATTTTCTCCATATCTAAATCCTGTATGAATCCATACAGAATATGCTCCACGGTATTCAAGCAACAGTTGATCATATTCAACAACTTTGGCCAATTTTTGAACTAATTCATAATGCTGTCGTTTGTTGCGTGTGGTTAATTGGATGTCACATGCACGTCCTTTGTTATGATCCGATCGTCCACTGCCCATACGATAACCCGAGGTAATTCTCCACTGTTTACCATATCCCTCTATTCCACCTGGCATATAAGGAATATACTTCTCAAGCACGTTTTCACACAGTCTGCTTAGATTTGTCACAATTTCAGATTTTGTTAATCCGCACTGATTAACCAATTTGTGCTTACGATTGAATCCACCATCAAACAACATACCAAGCGTAAAATGCTCGGATAGCTTAAAGTTTGCACTAAAATTATCTGTGCTTTCAATTTCTTGCTTGCGTGATGTTTCAACTGCTGTACCTGAAGATGACGGTGCAGATTTTGTCTCGGCGGTTTGTGTTGTGTTTGATACTCCCTGAGACGCCTGAATTTGAGATAGGCTTTTCTTAGCTGTTGTTCCTTGTGTTTCTTCAGGTAACTCAAACAAGAATTCATCTTCACCAAATGGTTGTGGTACATGGATTGGTGTATAATTGATTCTACTTGGACTACCACATGGAGGAGGAATCATGCCATTAACAAGCGCCTTAACACTTTCTGCGGTTTCCTCAAATTCAGGTTCATATGGATCAACATGTTCGGTGTTTGACGCCGTATTTGGTGTTTCTGCATTGCTCGATACGCCCGAATTCAAATAAATTTGTGATCCGTCAAATGCAACGCTACCACCTGTTTTACCTGACAGCATACCACTTGCACCTAGAAGTAAATTAGCGCCTGACTTAACGCTTAAATTGGCGCCTGACCCAAACAACATACTCTGATCTGACTTAAGGTTATAAGAACCAGCCTTAATATTATCCTGTGCTTTTACTACACGATCAGAATTTCCATCAATTTGTTCTTTTACACTGCCTTTGACAATTTGATTTAAGTTCCCATCTACTTCAACAATACTACTACCATTCACATATAATCGTTCGTCTTGTTTGACATTGACTTGTTTATTCTGATATATTGTTTCTGTTAGATTACTATTGTATTTTCGAACAACTTCTTCACCAAATTCCTCGGATGTTTTTTGAACAGTTGAGGTATGTTTGTTTTTGTGGATAATTCTGTTATAATCGGCATATGATTCAATATACATCGAATTACCACTTTGCATATGAACTTCCTCGTTAGCCGACTGATACAGATTTTTTCCTACCCAAATATTTCCATTTAGCTTACTTTGTAGATTGAAGTTTCCGTTTGCCCACATCGAAATATTTCCATTGGTCGTAAGATTAAAATCTTGTGCCACGCCAACATCCATATTACCGCCAATTTTCATTTTTGCGGAACCTTCTACTTCAATGTTTGCATCAGACTGACAATAAATGTTAATATTTCCTTGAGTGGTTACATTAGCTTCCCCCTCAATGTAGATGAATCCATTACGGTCTACGATTGTGTATTTGTCACCCACAATACGTGTGGTTTTTGTTCCTGTTGCGGTTATTTCCTCAAAAGTGCCACTACGATGATATGTGTGAATACGTTCGGAACCTGGTGTATCGTCGAATTCCTGTACATGACCTGATTCGGTTTCCTTAACTGAGTTATATGGATATTTCGCACCATAACCACAATGTGGTTGATCCCATGTACCACGATCCATTGCAATAGGAATACCGATGATACGATTTTGTTCTTTTTCTGTTATAATAGTATCACGAATATCTCCTCGTGCAATTCGTGGTACTGTTGGTTCTCCTCTAAATTTGTGTAGAGGATATTTTCCATCTTGATCTTCAAATCCTGACATAATATTTGTTACATTTATTTCGTTGGGGTTACACTACCATAATAACTATGAGGCAACATAACGTTTTGTGCTCCACGTTGAGTTGTTCCGTAGATTGACTGCATATTGGCGCCGTAAAAATGACAATATAATTTATCTGCTATATTGCTGTTTTCGTCCTGATCTACCAACATTGATTTTGCACGTTTATAATATTGAGGATGCGCAGATGCTGGTACTAGATTCATTTTGTACATGAATTTTAATATTGAAATTTTGATCTTTGTGTCTTCCGTTAATGCAGAATAACCATTCATCAAAGAATCATCATCAAGGAAGAAACGGAATTTCACATATTCCGCACGTCCACAAATTGGAATCATTCCACCACTGTAACGGAATTTGTATCCATCAGTAGGTTCGGTATTTCCAACTGTTCGTCCTTCATTGCTAGGGGAATATAAGAAATTCAGTAAGTCCTCATATGAACCAATACCATACTTGCTTATGTTCTTACTATATGTTCCACCAATGAAATCTTTTGCGTATTTTTTATTTCCCTTAAATGTATTGGGGAATGTTTTAAGTAACCAATTAACATCATCACTACAGAAGTTTACTCTTTCATCCGTGTTGTGAAGATTGATTTGATTGGTTATCCCAATTGCCAAAAATGCGGCTTTTGACTCGATGGTTAGTAATCCAAGCTCATCACACATTGAAACAATTTTATTAAGTTGATTCCAATTTACTTTGCCGTTATCGTTAATCCATGTAGGCTTGGTTAGATTAAGTTCACGACCATTTGTGTTACTTGGATATTCTGTTACGTCCTGTTTTGGTGGTGTTTTTTCTTCTGGTTCTGCTCCACCGAAATTGGCACCACCCATTTCACCAAATAGCGGAGGAGTAAGTCCTTCGCCAATTTCCTTGAAATCAATCGATGAAAGTTTTTCTTTTCCTTTTTCTACAATTGCATTAATGTTACCGACGTTTTGTAATGATACAACAGAAGAACTGAATCCATCACCAATTTTCTTGACAATATCCTGAGGACTTGATAAACTTAACTTAGATGAATTGGAACCAAATATGCCACCGAATATATCTTCAACCTTATCAGTAACGGAATCAACAATTTTGTCTACTTCTTTTTCAATATTACTAGCATATTCAACCGATTGTTGATAAGACGACTGAATTGATCCTTTTAGAGTCGATAATGTTTCGCCCCCAAACTTCATTACAAATTCGTCCGCATTGTTAATATTGAGTGAAGATAGATTCTTACTTAGGTCTTTGGGTAATATTCCGTTTATATCAACAACTCCCTTAAATTTATCCACCGTATTATTGACCAATTCACTCATGGATATTTTTCCATTGTATAGTTCTGAGGGAATAATGCTCTCGGATTGTTTAACCAAGTCCTTGATGAATCCTTGTTCTGCCTTTGCACGATCACCAATTTCATTTAACAATGTCTGAAGATTGTCCTTTGACGACTTAATTGAATTACCTAAGCTATTACTGATTTGATCATATGCAGTCGTAACTGTCTCAGAGTCAATTTGTGAGTTTTGTGCTAACGATTCAACTACTGCGGACTTACTTTGATCTGCGTTACTAATGCCCTGAGTAATCGCATTATTAAGTGTTGTATTGTCCTGATTTGGTGTTGTGACAGTTGATGATGTTAGTCCTGTTGCATCAACAAAATTTGTTGGAATCTGTCGACCTTGCGGTGTTAGACAATCTTTTAAAATTGCTCCGCCGTCTTGTTCATTGATGTATACTAATTTGGTTTGTGGTATGCTTGGTACAACACCAAACACTACAGGAATTTGACAGTCTGAGTCCATGAATGACACAATTACTTGTGTTCCTTCAATTGGGGCTAGTCCTGCTGTGTTAATTGATCCTGTAATCGGCTGAACAATCATTGCCCATGGTAAATCTGTAGTTGGTAAAATGCTAGTATCATGTGTGTGCAATCCAGCTACACGTACACGACATCTACCAAGTTTAAGTGGATCATCACGATCCTCAACAATTCCAAAATATAACATATAATCTATATCTTTGTTTAATCATATTATCTATTATAAAAATAGCCATTACTATTGTTTTCTAGTAATGGCTATCTGATTAGTAGTCTGAAAAGTCACCAATGTTATAATTACGTCTAAATGAAGGATCATTATTTCGTGTAATCATTGGAGCATTTTGAACAGTTGTATTATTAACCGTGTTGTTATTTTGAACTGCCACATTGTTTTGTGACTTTTCTTTATTTTTTCTATAATGATACTCAAGCTCTTCTTTATGAGCTTGTTCATTATTGGCTTTTTGTACAGGAATAATTGCATTATCTACTTGTGGAGAAGGCAAAATGGGAGAAGTATTTTCATCAAATCCAACTTTACCAGGCGCCACAATTTTCCCCTTAATCACACCCTTAGTTTTATCGTCCGCCAATTTGTAACCAGTTTCCTGTTCAATCAGTCTTAATTGCATTTCTGCACGTGATAAGTTTCTGCTATAATTGCGATAATCCGTCATTCCTTGATTATCTGATGAACGCTTCCACTTGTCAATATCAATATCTGATGGAGCAAATCCATGTTGATCTGTATATGTGTTGATATATTTGTTTAATCGATCTTCATGTAAGGTCTTAAGTTCATCAATTTTCTTTTGCTGTTCATATAATTTATCAAATGCTTCTGATGCCGCTTGTTCATCGTTTGAGTTGAGTTGCTTTGCTTGCGTTCTACGTTTCTCTACTAATTCTTCATAGTACTTGATGTCATCGCCATAGATTGCGTCTGCCAAATACTCACCTGCGGCTTCCCCTGCAACACTACCTGCAACACCTGTGGCAACTGAAGCAACGCCTGCACCTACCACACCACCAACAATACCGCCAGCTATACCGCCTGAGCTTCGAATCGCCTGTTTTTTTAGGAGATATTCTTTGTAGTCTTCTGCTTCTTTCTCCGTTAACAGATTAGCACTAACAAGAGCATCTACGTTTGACATATTTTCCATTGCTTCAGTGCCTTCAACAACCGCAGTAACACCAGCACCTACTAATGGAATTTTCTTTGCAACTGCCTTTCCCTTACTCAGTAGTTCACCACCTTCTTTCTTAAGGAAATCGGCGCCATCTTTTGCAATTGAATGTAACTTCTCATTGGTACCTGAAGCTGTTTTACTAATTGCTGTTTTAGCATCGTCTGCTTTTGATTTTAATGTATCAAATGCTTCTGATGCGGTTTGCTTTAATGTTTTTGTTTTTTCTGATATTGTAGATTTAGCACGATCAATTGTGCTAGGCTTATCTACAACAACTTTTTTATTTGGGTTTGTATCTACAGTAGTTTTTTTAGAATCAACTTCAGGTGTTTTTGTTTTTTCTAATCCAAAAGGCGACTTAAGTTTTTCTGTTAGTTTATCAATTGCATCTGTGATTGGCTTAAATGAAGTTGCTATTTTAAGTCCAATTGCTCCTGCTATTGTTCCACCAATTCCTTCAATTGATGATAATAAACTACTATTTGAGTTCGTGGTTAACTCTTTTTGCTCGTTTGATAACTTCTTTAGGTCATTTAGAATAACGTTTGTTTGAAGCGTATTTGCCGCAATCTGTGTGAATACGGCGCCCTGTTTTTCAAGCACAGATGCGTTTTCATTAATTGTTTCCTGAGCTACGGACGAACCAACTGTCTTTTCTTTTGGTTTATTATCAGTATCTTTGATTGTTTCGTTTTCTGTGTTCCTGAATAGTTTTCCGCCTGAAACAAATTTAAGAATTTCACGGGTGGTATTGTATCCAATACTTTTCTTCATATTATCGGGATCATACCATCCTTTCTTACTGAATAATATATCAAATGCAGTTTTGTCTTCCTCATTCTTCTGTTTTTTAAATTCGGGTGTATCAAGAATGTTATCCTTTGCCCGTTTGAATCGATTTAATACAATGTTTAAGGTTGCGATAAATCGTTGTTCTTTTCGTCTCTCAGCCGCCTCTCTTTCTTGAATGGACTTATCTGTTTCCATATATTATAACACGTCCTAATATTGTTGCTGTTGTTTTCTTTCCTGACAATGTTTTTTCTTGAGGCTTTCGTAGATACTTCGTTCGAATGGGAACATATTCTCAATGTCCTGTAAGCTCATTGAATAAAACACCATCATGTCAAAATTTGTTGAATAAAAATTTTGAATTGTGTCGTCAGAGAGGCATATTAGAAAAAACCAATGATTCCTGTGATATACAGTGAATTATGTTTTCCACAGTTTTCACAGTTCCATTCTACCTTAATTCGGCATTTTGGAATAGACTGAAAATACTGAATGATTTTGTCGTATTGCTCCTCAGTTAATTCCTGAACCCACTCAATCATATCTTCTATTGTGGTGTCGGTTTCAACATCAATGACCTCATCAGAAGTAATAATTTTGTCAATTGATTTTGCAAGTAAAGCAATGTTACTTTCATAATCAGATTCATTGTGTTCTGCTACTGACTTAATAAATTCAAAATTTGGGATTTTCATCTTAAGCACTAAGTCGTCTGATAGTTTAACGTCTCGCTTAAATTGTTCGATTCCTTCCACTTCAATATCATCAAGATTGAGATTAACTGTGGTATATCGCGAACGTTCTTCCTCGTGCCCTGTTTCTGCGTCACATCTCATTCGTAATACAACACCTGTACCAATTGAAATAGAACGTAACTTGACAAGAATGTACTCAAGATCAAACACAGCCAATTCATCAACATCAATTTCATCCATACAGGTCGACTGAATCACACTCTTAAGGCTGTCGATCATGATAATTTCATCTTCTGATGATTGAGCAATCATGAGAACCTTATTCTCTTTTACCAAAAAAGGACGAAAATGTTTCTTTTCCTTTGTGCTAGGAATTTCAATTGTATAAATTGGATAGTTTGCTTTAGGTAGTTGTTTCATTGTTCTTTCTCGTTTCTAATATAAGTTTCATTAAGTCCTGACTTGACCCAACAAATATGGCGTTATTGTTTGTAATTTGTTGAGGAGTATTGGCTGTTGATTCAGTCTCTTGTTTTTCTTCCTTTCGTTCAACTCGTGCTTTCATCAGTACTTCTTGTTTTCTTGAAGTGAGATCAAGCAATTTACTATTAAGACTGCTAAGTTGTCCAATTAGTTTTGTTGCGGAATCAATCGCCTTTGGGTCTTCGGTTTCTGATAGTGCAAGTGCCATATCAAGCAAGTCGTTTCCCTTTTCAATTAGTCCCTTAATGTTGTTTCTTGCGTCATCAAAATCCTCCTCAATTGTTCTTTTAATATTTTCATTTTCAATTGAATTGGACATTAGTTGACCTTGATCATTTTGTGTATTATCATCAATTGGAATTAAATCAGTTACAACGTCATCATCATCATTCACTAAGTCGGGATCGGTATCAAATATTTTGTTTAAACTTTGATTTGTTTTGGTTACGTACATTTTATCTGACCTCTGCTTCTATAAATCCAGCGTCATTAGCATATTCAGGATTATCGCGCACTTCTTTAATTCTAAATGTAACGTCAAATTGTGTTGGTGTATTTCCACTAAGTCCAGTCAAAGTAATTGGACTAATTGTGGTTGGATATGCTTCACGTAATTCGGTTGACATTACTCCCTGTCCAACCACAGTGCCATTAGAATATCCATGCTCATATAACACAACACCAATATTTGAAACATAATCGGAATAATAACCATAGATTTTTGTGCTTGGATCGTATACACTATTCATCCATTCGCGGAAAATCTTATATGACATTCCATTAGCATCAAGATAAAATGTGAATGATGCCTGATCGTAAATCTTATCATATGGCATCTCACGCACTTCACCCATTGTACGAACTCCTGTGGTTGACAAGGTACCATTAGGTAAGTTAAAATTGATGCATAAATTGTCAAGCGCATTCACAATTTCATTGGGTGAATAACCATACTTTTTTGATAATCGTTCAAGCACTTTCTTGGGCGGCTGTATAAACAATCGATAATGATTTGACTTGTGAATACCTTTCTGAAATGCCTGATATGCCGAAGTGGTTTTGTCATAATCTGATTTAGGTTGACCAAATAATATATTGGTAATATTAGTTAAAATTGATGCCATTACATTCCTTTCATCATATTCTTATTTTCACCGTGCCACTTCTGAAGCGGTAACATAATAGCTGTGGCATAATCTTCTTTCTTTACTTCTCTGATTGGACTTACGATGTGATCTAACAAATATTGGTGAGTTGCCATTGATCCAACAATATCAACTTTAGATATATGACTTAATATTTCCCACGATACTCTCATTCGTTTGTTATCATCCTCACCTGACACTTGCATTAGACGTTCAAGCAACCATGCACGCGCTTTATGAGGCAAATAGTGAAAGTTAATCCCGATAAACCCAGTTGGAGTGCTTGCAAACGGTAAAACTAATGGATATTCATCCCATATTGGTAGTGTTTCCATATGTTTTGGAGAATACTGGAACATATACATTTTACCAATATATAACCGTTTGACAATTGCATCAGAGTCTGACATAATGAAGTGACGTTTGTTGAATGGAATTCTTCTCAGACGATTCACTTCACTATTGAACCATGACATTGATTGACGAGTTAATTGTTTGATTGTTCCCTTTGACCACGGAAAACGAAATTTATCAAACGAACTTGGTTTCTTTTTTTCATTAGACATTCAATTCATCCTCCGTTAACACAATAAACTTCCAGCCGCGTTGTTTTGCATATTGTCTTGCGGCTTTCCACTTTGCCTGATTTACTGCATAGGTACATTGCTCTTCCATGATAACCTGTGCTTTTGGTAATCTTTTGCGATGAGAATAATCAGGCGGATAACATTGTGCTTTTGGCTTAATCTCTACAATATATGTTTCAATTTGTTTTTTCGAATTCTGTACCTTGATCCAAAAATCAACATAATAACGATGCCCACGATTATCAATTGGTGAAACATATGGAATAATAATTGTTTCACTTCCCCACTCAATCACTGCAGGATTATTATCAACCCACATTGAGAATTTCGTTTCCCAACTACTACGCATCATTATTTTTGTCGGATCACCACGATATTTTTCAGGATGTTTTGGTTTATACAATCCTTGTTTATATTTTCGTGCCATTTTATATTAAAATATTATAACTAAAATAGTAATGTTTAACAAAAATATTTACGGGAAAATCATGCCTATTTTTAATAATGACATTGAATCACCGACTACACTTAACACAGACGCATCAGAATTTGAGGGAAACGGAGTTGTAAATTTGGTATATCCTGACGATTTGGTGAATAATCGTGAAGAATATGGAAATAGCTATACTGTGTTCTTTATCTCAGTTCATCATGATTCAGTGTTACAAGGCGGTGGATCAATTAGTACAACAGAGAAAAAATACACCAACGCCAAAGGATCAGCAATAAAGAAATTGGCAACAGAACAAGGTGGTCAAACAGTATTAACAGGTGGCGCCGCATTAGGCATGGGTACAGCAATGGGTGCACTTGGTAGTAAGGCTGGTAGTATGGTGGGAGGAGTGTTTGGCGGTAATGCATTTGGAATGGTAGGTAAAGGAGTAGGATTTGTGGCAGGCGCCTCAGTAGCTAGTGACTTTGTATCGAATCAATTGGTAGATTCAACTGGTAAATCGAAAATTGAATACAAACAGCAAAAAGCATGTATTGTTTTGCCTACTCCTAATGTCAGCACCAATTATAGCTTAAGTTGGTCGGAAACGGATAATTTTCTATTGGGCAATCTGATGGAAATTGGAGGAAACATCGGAAATACATTGAAATCAGAAAATGTTGATGGATTCATGAATACAATGGATGAAGTGATTAAGAAAAATTCTGATATTGGACTTGCACTAATGAGTAAGGCGCCGATGTATGGTGATGTGTTATCAAAAGCAATGGGCAAAACATATAATCCACGAAAGGAGCAATTGTTCAAGGAAGTCAATTTTCGAGATTTCAATTTTACTTACACATTTTCTCCTAGAAGTGAACAGGAAGCAAAAAATGTAATGGCAATAATCAATCAGTTCAAATATCATGCACATCCTGATATGAAAGATGGTGATTTCCTGTTCATCTATCCATCGGAATTTGATATTGTACATTATTTTGATGGACGACCAAATAAACTAATGCCTCGTCATGCTACTTCTGTTCTTAATTCCGTTACAATTGATTACTCACCTAATGGTAATTATAGTGTATTTCCAAATGGAATGCCAACCATGATTCGCATGACACTCAACTTTAAGGAACTCGCAATTCTCACCAAGAAAGATATTGCGGCAGGTTATTAATCGTATGTTTAATCAATATAAAGAAATCTTCTATCCATTTACTATTGATGGGAAAACAATATACAAATCAATTCGTGATATATCTACCAATGTTCGAGTACGTAAGGACATACTTGATCAAATCACACTGTTTGAAACTTATACATTAGTTGATGGTGATACACCTGATATTGTAGCGTTTAAGCAATATAGTGATCCAAAACTACATTATTTGGTAATACTAGCCAATGAAACGTTTGATTGGCGTACCGACTTTCCAATGAGTCAGGTGGAATTAGATCAGTATATGAAAGAACACTATGTTAATCCAAACGGAATACATCATTATGAAGATACTAATGGAAACATTGTGTGTAAGCCTAATGAAGAAGACGAATTGACCGTAATTCCTGTTACAAATTATGAGTATGAAGAACGAATCAACGAATCAAAACGTGAAATTAAGTTGATTAGTAAAAACATGGCAAACTCAGTAGTTGAAGCAATTAAGGATATTGTGGCATGAAAAGTAAAATTGGATTTGCTGGTGATGTTGAACTGTCTGAGATCAGTATCTTAAGTGGTAATGGACTAATTCAGAATATTTTACCACAAGTTGAAGGAATTGAATTATATGAGGACTTGTTTGGGTATTTCATAAGTGGCAAACTAATTATCAAGGACGCCGTTAGTCTTAAGACATTTTTTCCTTTGGTGGGTGATGAATTTGTGCGACTTGACATCAATACGCCTAGTTTGCCCGATGAATATAAAATCAAAGGAGAATATTTCATCTATTCATGCAGTGAAAAAAAGCGAATAAATGATCGTGTTGATGGATATGTGCTTTCATTTATTTCAAAAGAAGCAATTGTAGACATCAATCGAAGAATCAGTAAAACATTTAAGGGAACCCCTGATTCAATTATATCACAAATTCTTGATGAAATTGGCACAAATAAACTAATATCGCTTGAACCTAGTCCAAATTCAGTCGCATTTATCTCTAATTGGTGGACTCCTAAACGTGCAATCAAGTACACATTGGAGCATTCAACAAGTGAAAGGGGTGATCCTGACTTACTGTTTTATGAAGATCGAAATGGATTCAAGCTACGTTCTCTTGGTCAGTTGGTTCAAAATGCACCGTATCAAAAATTCACAATCTCAAATTATAGTAGACCGTTGGATACAGGAATTAACACATATCGAGACATCCATAAGGACTATCAAACGATTCTGAATATTGAGTTTCATACTGGATTTGATTACTTTACACGAATCAAGACTGGTTATTATGATGGAGAAACAATCTCTTTTGATCCAACCACACAAAGATATTTTCATTCATCAAACATTCGTGAATTTGAACAGGATTATCACCTGAATGAATTTGATCCAATTGCAAAGAAAACTCCATCAACAATGGACTCATACCTAAAGTATATTCCACAATATTATAATGCATTTGAGGGGTTCGGAGACTGCTCAAATTATAAAACTAAGGTTAATCGTGACACAATAATCAGTCGATTGTATGATACCACAAAATTGATTATTCGGGTGCATGGGCGAACTGATTATACAGTTGGTCAGGTGGTTCAGGTTAATGTACCAAAAAACACTCAAATAACAGAAACTGATAATGGAATCGACTCATTGACAAGCGGAAAATATTTGGTATCAAGTATTAGCCACAGCATAAACAAACAGCACCACTTTTGCACAATAGAACTTTTGAAAGATTCATATATTAAATCAGTTGACGAAAGTCAGGCAGAAAAGGTATAAAATTAGGCTCTGTTCTATCAAAGTGTTGATGTTGAATAGTTGTAGATATTTTTAGTACGATCATATTCAACGCCAAATTTTCTTATAAATAAGAATGCCGTGAGGAGTGTGATCCTCACGGCAAGCTCATCATTATTTGTTGAATAACTTTTTAATAGAATCAACGATAATGAAGATTGATGCTATCGCACTTAAGATAGTGCATACAAGAAAGATGTATTCAATCATTTCTTATCCAAATGCTTCACTCTATGAGTGAAGCTCAAGTTATGATTGAATTATAGCGAAAAGGGCTGGAAAATTCCAGCTCTTTTCTTATTTGATTAATGATACTTTGAATAAAGATTAACGAAATACCTTAGACTATCAAAGTATTGATATTTGATATAGCGCATTAATTTATTATTTTATTGAAAACATTATTTTATGGGTTAAGTTATTGAATTTATTTTAAGAAGGTGTTAAACTACAAATAAAGGAGAATTGTTATGTTAGAACGAGTTGATAACTTAACGATCATAAAACAATTATTTGGTAGTTTAACATCTAAGGAGAAGGAAAGTTTTCGTGAATATTTGTCCTCAGTAAAAGATGCATTTTTGCCAGTAGATATTAATCGTGAAATAACAAGTTGTCCTCATTGTGGTTCTACTCATTACGTTAAGAATGGCACAAAAGACGGTAGGCAAAGATATTTGTGTAAATTTTGCAAAAAGACCTTTTCGAGTAGCACTGGTACTATTTTATTTCACAGCAAAAAAGATATTGAGACTTGGTCGAAATATATTCATTGTTTAGTTGAAAAATATCCTTTACGCCGTTGTGCCAAAGAATGTGGAATAACACTACACACTGCATTTATTTGGCGTCATAAAATATTAGATTGTTTAAGTAGTTCTCAAAAAGATGTAAGATTAAGTGGAATTATAGAGGCTGACGAAACGTTTACCCCAATTTCATACAAAGGAAACCATAAACAATCTAAAAATTTTAAAATGCCTCGTTTAGCACATAGACGTGGAACAAAGGCGAGTAAACGAGGCATATCGAATGAAAAAGTATGTATCGCCTGTGGTGTTAATCTTGATTGCGTTGCTATTGCTCAAGTAGCTAATCTAGGAAAACCTAGTATTGATTCTCTATCTAAAGTATTTGCAGATCGAATTAATAAAAATTCAGTATTTGTTACTGATTCTCTTTCTTCATATAATCAATTGTCAGAAAAGTTGAATCTTACTCATATTTCCATTCCAAGATTCAAACGTCACTCTGGCACATTCAACATTCAGCTAGTTAATAACTACCATGCACGACTTAAAGGGCTTATCCATTATTGTTTTCATGGTGTTGCCACAAAGTACCTCAATAACTACATCATTTATCACAACATTGTAAATTTCAAAAAATCTTCGATTGAAGCGACTGAACAAATTATTAATAAATTAACAAGAAATACCAAGTTTAACATTCTCTTTTCAGCGGTTCAGGATCGCCCAGCAATACCCTTGTGAAATATAGGGTATTCCCCTATTGACAAATCTAGGGGAATGAGAATATTTCGTCATATTGTTCGCCTTTATCTAACAAAACAGCAGACATTATGACAACACGTAAAGAGAAACAAGAACAAGAAGCAATGGCTAATCTTTTTGTTTGGTCAATTTTGGCATTGTTTGGTTTATTAGGTCTTGTTCTTCTCCCGTTCACTGGCATATTCGCATATTTTCAGTGGAGAAAAATTAAATCAAAGCTATTTCGTCCAAATATGATTCGTATCCATGAAGGTAGCTTTAACACATTAAAATTAATGGCAATAGATTCACTAGGAGCAGTCGCGTGGATATTCTTAACTGCTATTGGTGCTTTCATTTTCCTTGTTGCGTTTATTGACGAATGGCCAACCTGGGCGTCTTGGGTTCATTTTTTGGTATATGCAGTTTTTGCTCTTTCTACAATTTATGGATTATTTTTCTACTATTCCAAATCTAAACAAATTGCTTGTCGAGTCGCAGGTGTAGTGATTCTCCCAGACGAAGATATTATGGCAATACCTTGCGATTCACTGAATAATACAATATCTGACGACCTAGTAAAATTTAAGTGGATTAAGGACTATTGCTCAATGGAAGTTATCAATATTAAATCCATTGAATCAATTAGTCGGGAAAAAGGCAAAATCTTGTTTATTCATGGGGAGTTCGGAACTAGAAAAATTGAATATATGACTAAGCAGAAATGTGATGAATGTTTATATGCAATCCAAAGAATTAAAAAACAAAAAATCACTGCAACCGAATTTGAATGAGATAGTATCATGAAAGTACAAAATCTTTTACTTATACCAATCTGTATCGCATTGTCTGCATGCTCGTCTGATGAAAACAATGCAATTGATGGATTGAAATCTGCAATTTTTCAGGGATGTTCCGAATCCATTACTTTAGGTGATGCTCTTGAAAATACTGTTTATTGTCAAGGAAAAGAGCAATCATGGAACGTTTTCACTACAAATAAAAACGAAACAATTGTTGAGTTTAGATGCAAAAAACCACAAATTGAATGGTTCGTTCAAAAAGATCCAATCACATATTACAATGATCAATTCATTGGTAATGAAAAAATGAGAAATTGGTACGAAAAGAAATTTAAGTGGCTACTTGACTTTGTTAATTCATTAGATCCAAATTCAGTTACATTGAAAGTTCAATTCTCACAGTCTAAGAAAAACAAAGAAGAATACACGTATTACAATACATTCTTAGAATATCAAAATGCTAATGGAGAAGCAATCGCAACCCCATTTGTTACTGCAACCGAAGAAGCTGTCTCTATATGTGATCTATACAATGATGTAAGAATTATACCTAATCTTAAAAGATTTGAGGAATTAATCAAACAACGTACAAAATAAAAAATAGAAAAGGGCTGGAATTTTCCAGCCCTTTTCGCTATAATTCAATCATAATCAGAACACAGTGTCAAATTTATGATAGAATGTGTCTTTATCATTAGTGCTATTCTTAATGGAATAGCTTCATTAATCGTTATTTTAGATCGTATCAACAAATAATGATTAGCTTGTCGTGAGGATGCCAGTCCTCACGACATTTTTATTTATAAGAAAAAAGTCGCAAAAATAATTATTTTTGCGACTAAATAAATGTGACTAATAATTATTTCGTATTTTTATTAGCCCAAAGATTGCGAAGGATAAATTCAGAAGCAAAGTATGTTACTCCTGATACGAAACCTTGCATTACGGCGCTAAGAATGATCTCTATCATCCATATACTCCGTTATCATGCCTTGGGCTTGTTAATGTTGTTCCCAAGGGTAGAGCTTGAGTATCCAACACCCGTTAGAACAATAGCTTCTAACGGGTGTTTTCATATCCAAGAATGTTTGAAAATTATACAATAACAAAATAATACATAACATCAACACTTTGATAGAACAGAGCCTTTAAGATTAACTCTAAAATCAGATGGATAAAATATACGCTTAAATTTGGTTACATTTTTAATTGATCGTACAAATTTCTTAGGTAACCAAAAGGAATAATCCTTAAATGCAGAATCAGGTATCCGAATCAATACAGCTTTTTCTGTTTCAGCAACAAATAAGTGACTATCAATAAATTGTCTACTCCAAAAAAAAGTAGTCATTATAATTACCGCGTTCGTACTTCATGAAAATTCCTTTTGCGTTATTTCGTACTATGAAACAAGTATAACACAAAAAATAAGAAGTGCCAAATACAAAGAAAACTTTACAATATTTTCCCTAGTTTAAGAATATTAAAAACTGCAAATTACTTAAAGTAATTTGCAGTTGCAAGTAATACAAATTTTTATTGATGTTGAATAAAATTGATTTAAATGTAAGAGAACAATTTTGGAATAAGTTAATAGGTCTTGCTAAGGTGGGGATTTAAGATGCTGAATAAAGAGTTGATGTTAGCATCTAACAGGCAGGATGCTAAAGACTATACTACCTATATTGTAACCGTAGGTCAATATGATGATCATATGATTTATGGATACTCAAGAAATATGTATGGTAATATTGACAGAGATACTGTAAAATTTTCTGACTATCAATATCATATTGATGATATCAGGCAAGATAACGAGAGAGGCATTGGTATCAATCTAATATTGGACAGTTTTATCGACCAGACTACCGCTACCTCTATCTACTTAGGTAGATCAGATACTAAAGTAAATTTTGGTACTCCTTATATGATCTTAGAATCAAGCGGTATTGTTAACTGGCAGGGGAATCTATTTACAGCAAAGGATGTAGGTAAAGAAATTCCTATTTGGTTATCTACTACCCCACCCCCGTACTAATTCTAAGAAAGCGTCTACGGAGGAATCCGTAGATGCCCCTCAAATGTAACAATATAACTGTTGACAAATGCAGGGGAGATTACTCTTCTTCGTATAGCACCTTCATATGTCTTATTCACGCAAGAGTACGCAAACCAAATCCTCATATATCCAAGAAATCTAGACTTTGTTGTGGACTTAGAAATTACACGGTAAAAAGACAACTCAAATTAGTGTTTACGTCTGGGACGTTTAACACATTATGATATAAACTTCTATTTGAAATTTTCTCATATAGTCCTACAATATAAATGTGTAGGACTATATGTTTTTAAATTCTAACAACACATCAATTCATTCATCCACATATTCTACATCATCTTCATTAACAATCCATGAATGCTTAGGTACATTACACAATCCATTATGAACAATTTCACCATAGAAAACGATTGTAGTTCCTATAATTGGATATGTATTAAGATGTACAGAAAAAAATCTCCATTAGAATGATCGTCTAATGCCTGTTGAAGTTTTTTATCTTTTAGTTCAATTTTTTTGCCATTTACTGCAATCTTCATTTTAGAATCTCCTTATTTGATTCATGAATCAAATATATCACAAAATTCTCTTAATTTCAACTGTTATAGTAAAAAATCATTCAAAGATAATTCTTGTGGAATATTCTTTGGCTTAGTAAGTTTCTCAAATGAATTCACATCATCTGCTGTTTCATAAATTTCATTTAAAATTAACATAACCTCATCAATTCGATTGTCGTGAATCTTTCGTGTTTCCTTTACTTTGTATAATGAATTTAAGCACGAGTAATAATGAGCGATTGCGTTACGACCTTTTGGGTGTCGTGGATCAGGTGGTAATCTATGTTGTGTATCAAGTGCATGTGTGAGAATAAACTCACGAATCGTTTTTCATGTTTGAGTCGTTCATTTTTATAATAATTAATTACGTCACGATAATCAATTCCAAGTTTCAGGCATAATTCAATTTGAATGCCATATTGTTTCAGTTGATTAATTAACTCACTTAAATTTTCTTGATGTGTTTTTAATGATGTATCATCAATCCATTCATCATATTTTCCAATACTACCAAAACCATAAAACCCATTTTCATCTTTTTGAAAATACCCATAATTAATTGGTAGTTCAGTATCCGTTAAATCGAATATTGCAAATCTGGAATCTCCAAGAAAAATTCCAGATATTGTTTTTCTCAAAGAATTATTGGGTGCTGTTATCATAGTCATTTCTTTCTTTAGCATTCATAGTATTTTAATTTCTATGAAAATTACTAAGTAATTTTCATTTTCAACAATATACACAATTTAACACTTCTTTGTTTTAGATCAATGAATGCTTGTTATTTTACACAAAAGAAAATCCCCAAGAAGAAAACAAACTTCTTGGGGATTGTTTTAACTAGTATAAAAACTAGTGAAATTTTATAGTTTATTTTCGTTCAGACGGGTGAAGATGCATTCCATTTACTTCGCTTTCATAAGCGGTTTTGCAATGATCCTTTTCCCAAAAGATGATATGATCAACAATCCATGATGGCCACTTTCGACCGTGTGTTAAACGAATTCTCCAGCAATGTGCAGAAAGCGTCTCATCACACCATGCCTTATGACCAATCAACATAAAGATGATTACATTTAATAATTGATCAATTCCTACTAGAAGTTGAAATAGATTATGTTTGAGTGTTTCCCACATTTTCTATTTTACTCCTTCTTTTTAGGTGATGTAACTTTATCTTCTTCTAATGGTTGACCATAAAAATCAACTTCTGTAAACACAACATCAATTTTATTGAGTTCTTCGTTGTTTGTTGCAGATTCAATCTGAGTACGAATCTTCCATTTTGCTTCATACGCCTTGTTACCACTCTCAATAATTTCTTTCTGAATGGTTTTAAGCTGTTCAACTGTTAATTGATGAGGTTCATTTCGTGCATCCATAAACATAGCTGGTTGAGCAAGTGTAACAAGACCATTTACGTCAATCATAGCACGTTCATCGGCGTCAATTCGGAATCCAAGTGAGGAAATAAGTGTTGCATCTTTTTGACGCCAAACAAGGAATGCGCGTTCAAGTTCCTGTAGTTTACGAGGCTTGTTTTCATCAAATGGAATCTCAGGCGGAACATACTCAATTTCAGAATATTCTACTCCAAGTTTAGCCCAAAACTCCTTACGTCCTTCACGAGGTTCTTCGGAGAAAAGAACACGACCAATTTCAGCAATTGCTTTACGAACTGCCCACTCAGACTTATAATCTACATCCTTATAACGATAATTAGGTACTAATGCCATTTTATTAAATTCTTTCCTTTTTTACAAACTAATTTAAATTGTTTAAGAGTATCTATTAAGAACCCCATTTCATAAAGTTAACGATACCAAAAGATCCGTACCATGCACAGGTGATAAGCCCCTTGCCTAATGTTGGGGTTGATCCTGACCATGCCCATCCATTACCAAGATTAACTGTGACTGCACCTTCACATGCAACTACTGTAATCCATGCCTCAGCACCGCCTTGTTGTAGTGTAACCGTTGCGCCTGAAGTTGCTTTCATACTACGTGGAGAAGTTGCACTAACAGTTTGAAGATTTGCAATTGTCTCTGAAGTAGAAATCGTTCCAGCATTTCCGCTTGTAGGAATTAGTCCTGGTTTACCACTTACATTAGCCCATGCAACTACACTAGCTGATTTTGCTGTATCCGCAGTACCAGTTAAATTTCCTTTAAATGCACCACCACTAATTGTAACCGTTCCAGTGAATGTTGGATTGGCTAGTGGTGCTTTAGCATTCATTTCAGTTTTTGTGGCATATGTAGTAGTAATCACATTACCACTAGCATCCTGAGTAGCCTTAGTTGCAGTTGATGCATTTCCTGTAAGACTTCCCTTAAATCCTTTTGCTGTAATAACACCAGTTGAATGGTTTGCTGTGATTGCAGAAGCAAACTTTGTTCCAGTAGTAACAGTTGTTGCCGCAGTTGAATCTTTTGTTAGAATTGGATATTCACCTGCTGTAGTAGAAACCGTTTGAGATACCTTTGTATCGGTATTTGGAGGTGTTTGCCATGTACCATCACCACGAAGATATTTACCCTGAGCACCTGCGGATGGAGCTGTCACTAGACCTGCCTTACCTGCCACATCTGATGTGGCACCAACCATATTAGTATAGGTTGTATCTTGTGTTGTAATTGTCCCTGTAGAACCATCACCCTTTGTAAATGTTACTACTTTACCACTAACAGACAAATCTTTAATATATGTTGTATTAATTTGCTGTCCTGCACTATCCTGTGTAGCCTTTGTAGCGGCTGGTACTGTTCCTGTAACATTAGCACCATTAACTGTGGTAGTATTAATCGTGATATTACTAGAACCGTTAAATGATGTTGCTGTACCTGTAACTGCTCCACCGATTGCAATGGTACGAGCGGTATTAAGAACAGTTGCTTTATCTGCTAGAGTTGCTGAGGCCGCTTTTGCACTTTTACCAAGATACAACTTATCAGCATCAGTTTGTGTAAATGCATCAGAGGAATCTAACTTTGTTCCAAGCTGTGTGGTAACCCATTCTGTTGTAGCCTTTTTAGCCAATTCAGCATTAACTGTTGTCTTAAGAGCAAACGTTGATTTATCACTGGTATATGTTGTTATATCTAATTTTGCAGAAAGTTTATCACTTAAACCAGTAATTTGAGTGTCTGTATGAGTGTGTACCTTTTCCGCTTTCTTTGCTAATCCTGTTGTTAACTCAGACTTTGTTGCAAGACTAGAAATATCTGTTTCTACAATATCACTTGTTAATGCAAGTGTACCAGTTTTTGCTGGTAATGTAACTGTAGAATGTTCGTCGGTTGTTGGTATTGTAAATGTAACTGTACCTGAACCTTGCGTTTGACCTTTAATTTGTAAAATTGCCATTTTATTTTATTCTTTTTATTATACTTAACCTATAAAGAAACAAGAAGGAGGAAGATTATTCATTAATTCATCTTCTAATGCTTGTATTTCCTGTTGAGCTTCCTGATATATTGCATCACCATTTAATTGAACACCACCAGCCAACTGAATACCGCCATATTTTTTTAGGTTGATACCTTCCTGTCGTTTAATCAGAGCAATGATGTATCGTTTAAGCCATCGATCATTCCACAATCTTGGCGCCTCACATGGATCAAGTGCACGGAAGACCTCAAATACAAGAAAATCACCAGGACTCACATCGTAGTCATTCTTAATTCGTACATGAATTTTGCCCTCATGACGATTGAACTCAAAAGATGGAGGAGTATTAAGTTCAAAATTCAGTAACTCAAGATGTTCCATTGCTTGATGATAATAGATCAGTGAAGTTGAGGTAATATCATACAAATCATTGAGTCTCATCTGATACTGAACATCAAATAAATTTTGTGATGATGTTGCAGTATTGGTTGACAAAATTCTAGTAACACCTAATACGCATTGAGGTACTTCAATCTCATGCGAATCAAATACGCCAAGATGAAAATGTTCTCCTTCAGGGATTAGGTTGCGTTGAATCTCTCGTCCTTCGTCATCCTTTCGATTAATTACTGTAACAGGTTCACCATGTTGAAATTCACCTTTAGGACGAACAATGAGTATGATTCCGTGTTCTGATTTTGTTCCGTCGGTGTATTTTACCACATCAGCAGTTGCGCCTGAGATTGCCCCCTGAATTTTGTCTCCTGCATGAAACACATCCGTATCTTCCTGTTCACACCGAAGAATCGAAGCGTCCGCACGATGTTTCATCCACATTCTCACAGACGCCTCATTATGATATTGATGAAAGAAGTCAAGTGCCTCATCAATACGATCGTTAATCTGTTCGTCTGTTACATTAACCTTAATTAGCGGTGCACCTAACGATCTAAGTGCATATCTCGCCATCTCATCTCTACAATAGATCATGTATTATTCCTCTTATTTTGGAACAATTGACCATATAGTTTGTGGACCAATATTGATAATATGTCCATTAAGAACATTAACCATATCATATGAAATTGCATTACCTGTTATTTCAACCGAATCTGAAATATCAGTTGAAGCTTCAATAATTGGAGGCAATTTAATTCGTGCGCCAATTGTTAAGTCGTTAATGGTCGATTTATCAAATGAAGAATTTTTCGCTTCAAACGTTTGTGTAGATGGATTATATGTTGGATTACTTTCCGACACCCTTAAAGTATCAGTTTTTTCACCTGTTTTATCACTAGGTGCAATAAATGGTACTAAAAAAGAATTATTAGATTCATCTGTAGCCACGTCTAATGCAGAGTCGGCGGAAAAAAACTTCACCTCAGAATTATTGGTTTTGAAGAACAATTTTCCGTCTGTATAGTTAAGCATCACTTCGCCAAATCTCATTGAATCGGCAACTGGTGCTTTCCCCTTAACATTAGAACTACGAAGCGTGATAATGCTAGGTAGAGGAGTCATTATTGAATCCTAATTAAAAATTTATACTTAATA